CGGTGAAAGAACCTGAATATATTACTCCAGAAGAAGCATTAGCATCTAAACAAATAACTAAAAAACAATACGAGAAAATCAAATATGGTGGGTTGACACAGAAGCAACACGAACAAATGACAAGCATAGCAATAGAACATAATAAGTTGTTTCAAGAAGTGAGCCAAAAGGTGAAGCGTGGAGAGCCTCTTGACGTATCGGAAGTGCTTGATGAAAATGGAGAACCTCGTTTCACTACTGGTATTCCAGAAGGCTATAAAAGAGTTGGAGATAAATTTGTCAAGACTGAAGCAGCGCCAGAGAAAGCGGAAGCGGTGAAAGAACCCGTAAAACTTGAAGTTGCTGAAGATGATAAGTATGTATATCACAATTCGTCTCAAAGGAATATTGAATCAATTACTAAAGAAGGACTTTCCAAAGAATATTCTGAAGAATACCCTCACGGTGTAGCCGATGTTTCAGATGAGTTAAAAAGAGTTTACTTTGCAGAATCAGAAAAAGCAACAGAAGGTTTTGGCGGCCAGATGCCAAGTGGAGAATTAAGTTCAGCGATGTTGCGAGTAAAGAAAAGTGCATTAAAGGGTAATGTTAAAGAACAACAAATGGGGTTAAGAGGAAAAGAGACTTGGTATTTTGGTGACACAATACCGCCTCAAGACATAGAGATATTTGAAAATGGGAAATGGAGACAGTTAGCGCCAGCAAAGCCACAACCAGCCGCAAAGAAAGCAGAGGCGAAGCCAGACCTCGCAGGATTGACGATTGAGACCGAGCCTATACCTAAGCCTGCCCCAAAAGAAGCAAAAGTCGAAGGCAAAGAAATCTATGAGATGACACAAGATGAATATCTCAAATCTAAAGGAGTTTTTGAAAGAGAGAATAGAGATCCTAAAAGAAAAGCTACCGTAAGAGAACACATGGACGCTTCAGAAAAGGCATATAAAGAAAGGAAGTCTTTGCCTGACTCTACATTTGAACTTTATGGTTTTTACAAATATGGCGAGAAAACTGCCGAGGACAAAGTTAAGGAATATCGTGAACGTAATGCTAAAGAAAAAGCTGAATATCAAGCAGCGATAGCAAAAGAAGCAAAAGTCGAAGTTGCCGAAAAAGCAAAGCTGTATGCCGGTGATTATGTTAAATTTAAAAACTCAGGTGGGCAAGAATTCTATGGTGATGTTAAGGAAATACAATCTGATACCGATACTATAGTTATTCAACCCGATGGTTCAAAAAACACAATCGAAATACCAAGCAGTCAAATAGTAGCTCTTGAAAAGGGAGGCAGATTACGGGAGAGGGATGAACAAGCTAAAAGAATAGCTGGTATGGAAGCAAAGCGAAAGGTTGAAGTTGCCGAAAAACCGGAGGCAAAAGAAATCTACGAAATGACCGAGAGCGAATATGTTCAAGGAAAACTCGAAGATTTAAAGGGCAAGATAAAACTTACAGGTGAAGCAAGAAATCTATACTTAATGAATTGGAAAGAAAAATATACCATAACTCATCAAAGGCAAGTTGAAAAAGCTATTCAAGCTGGCAAACTACCTAAGGCAAAAGTAGAAATCGAAACTACACCCGAAGGCAAGGAAGTAACAGTTGACCTTACTAAAAAAGAAGAAGCCGCCTTAACCCCAAAACAACAGAAAGAATATTTAATAGCTGAGATTGATAAGGCGATTGAGAGTGGATTAAAAGAGTCTGAGTTTGATAACACAATGGAAGAAGCCAGAAAATTTATAAAGGCTGGTATTAATCCTTTAACTGACGTTAAAACTGTTTATACTTTTGAAGTTCCCAATGATGGAACATTTGAGATTAAAGGTAGCGAATTATTTGATTTCCAAAAACGTGTTGAAAGCGCATTTCCTTCTTCAATTATAAGTCCAAAGTTTAAGCCTAAAAAATCAGCAGGTGCAGCACTTCCAGTAAAACAATTTGAGAAAATATTAGGTGTTGCACCTGAAAATCTAAAACCTGCTGGCATAGACAGACTTTTCAAAGAAGTTGCTGATACAGAAGCAAGAAATATAACCGGCAATATTAAATTAAACCCATTCCAAAACTGGTTACTTTCTCAAAACATATCTAAGCCTGTTAAAGATGCAATTCAGAAAGTTGCAGGTAAGGACTATATTGAAGAAGCATATAAAGAAATAGAAGCCACAGACATAGAACATGCAAGGTCTATGGTTGAATATCGCATGGAAACTGTTGCTGAACTTCAAGATTATGTAGATAGCTATAAAGCAAAAACACTTACTCTTGGACAAATAAATGAAGAAACAGGAATTAAACGTTCAGGTCGTGAATTAGAAAATGCCTTGAGTGATGCTAACCATGATTATACTATGGCTTTAAAACATCTCAATGAACTTGAAGAAACAAAGAAAGCCAAGCCTGCCGAAAAACCAGCCGGAGAACTGCCTAAGTATGCTACCAAACAAATCCCAAAAGTATTGTATCACGCAACTGCCAGAGATTTTGAAGAATTAGATTTTGGCGAAAGATATGCTCAAGGTATTTTTGGGGAGAAACCTTCTAAAGCTAAAGCCATATTCTTTTCAGAAAAAGCAGAAGACGCTGGATATTTCGGAAGACTTAGGGGCGGTGAAAGGATATTAGAAAGTCGTATAAGTGAAGATGTTAAAATAGCAGACTTTACAGGATTAGCCCGTTCTAAAGATATAGTTGAAGCAATAGAATTAGTAGAAAGCATAGATAAAGAATGGGGGAAAATGATTGACGAAGGTGAAGGAGAAATACAGGGAGCTTTTGAAGATCCTGCCTTTATAAAAAACCTGAAAAAAGCTGGATACGATGGCGGTCGTTTTGTTGAACCAGAGGGAAGAGGGACTACTGTTGCGATTATTAATAAAGATAAAATTATCTCAACTACTCCAATGGAAGACACTTTCTATGCCACCAAACAACGAATATCCGACTCAGAAATAAACCTATCACAAGTACGAGACATATTCAAAGCTCCATCCGGTTTATCCAAAGACGGTAATATCTGGGTAAAACTCAAATCCGGTTACGGCTTCCAAGTCAAAAGTGTAACCCACATAAGCGAAAACAAGCTGGCCTTTGAGACAGCACGTGGCCGGATGAGAGCTGACGGTGAGTTAATTGCAGGCAAGTTCGAGGATGATACTATTGAGATCGTCAAAGGAATAGGCGATAAATGGACGGTAGCTCACGAAGGTTGGCATATTATTAGAAAGTTAGGTCTTGCTACACCAAAAGAGTTAAGAGTGCTTAAATTCAAGATAAGGCAACTTGTAAGGCAAGGAAAGTTTAAGACACAGAACGAAAAAAACATAGGCGGTGAAGAAGACCAAGCGTATTTCATGGAAACAGAAGTAAGGAACCGAGCAAAATACAAAGGCACGATAAGAACAATACTTGATAAGATTGCTGATTTCATAGACTCGTTTGTTAATTTGTTTACTACTACTTCGAGAGGCATCACAAGACAATTTGAATCTGGTGCAATCTTTCAGAGAGAAATGGGTGGTGAGGTTTCAGGCATTAATCAGTTTGCTCAGGATGTGAGTTTCTCTTTAAAGAAGGCTGTTGTTAATATTCGAGATAATCCTAAGTTTGTAAAATGGTTTGGTGATAGTAAGGTTGTTAATAAAAAGGGCGAGCCATTAATGGTTATACACTGGACAGATACAGATTTTACAGTATTTGACAAAGAAATGCTTGGGTTTACAACCGAAATAAATACAGATGATATAAATAGTTTAAAAATGGCTAAGGCTGGTTTTTGGTTTACAGATCAAGACATATCAGAACAAACAGCAACAGATATAGGGATGCCTGTTTATTTATCATTACAAAACCCTAAAAAATGGAAAGGAAATTTTTGGAGCCTTGGGAAAAACATAGAAAAAATAAAAAAACAAGGGTATGATGGGATTATTGTGAAAGATACAGAATTTGGTGGAACTTCCTATGTAGCCTTTGAACCTACCCAAATAAAATCCATATTCAACACAGAGTTTGACCCAACTAATCCCGATATAAGATACGCAATGGCAGGCAAAAAAGCCATAGGCGCACCTACTGGCGCACTTGTTAGAGCTCAGGAAATGCTCAAGGAAGGTAAGAGCGAGAAAGAGGTATGGAAAGAAACTGGATGGCTGAAAGGCGTTGAGAAAGAAGAGACTTGGAAGTGGGAGATTGATGATAGTGGTGCAGAAATAAAAGAAACTGAAAGAACTCCTGCGTATATCAAAATTAACTCAAAAGAGATTAAGACACTTGATGATTTGATAGACCATAAGGTTTTATTTAAAGCATATCCAGAATTACGTAAAATAAAAATCAGAAGTGATTATATTGAAGATTCAAAAGGGGAATATGAGCCTGAAACAAATTCGATAGTTTTTCCTCGTGGTTTTATGACAAAAGGGAAAGAGCTTAAAGAAACCTTGCTCCACGAAATCCAACATGCCATCCAAGAAATCTCCGGCTTTGCTCGTGGCTCATCACCATCTGAAATGGCATTCAAAACTGCCTTTAAAGATACTGCTTTAATAGAAAGCTATAGAGAAGCCATTGATAACTACGACAAAACAAAAGAAGGGATAGCAGTTGAGCAAGAAATCTATAAATGGTTGGCAGATAATAAGGATTATACAAATGCACAATTAAAAGTAGAAGAAAACAGACTTAAAGAAAAATATCCAGGTTATGCTACTGTTGTTTCTGCAATGGAAGAAATTCAGCGTCAAAATAAACTTCCTAAAAATGCAACAGAAGCCTATATGAACCTTGCCGGTGAAATAGAAGCCAGAGACACGTCCGCCCGTGCAAAACTAACCGCAGAAGAACGCAGAGAAACCATGCCTTACGAAGCTCAGGGCATACCTCGTGAAGACTGGATTGTTACTGATGGTGAGGGAACGAGTTTTAGTATTGAGCTGAAAGAAACTATCGAGCAAGAAGCACGAAAGTATAAGACGGCTGACGAGTTTGTTGATAGTTTTGGATATTTTAGAAGAACAAACACAGAAAGTCCATTCAGAGATGTTAATTATGCTATGTTCGCAGAAGATAGGGAAAGTATTTCCAAGTATGGCAAAAATCTATTTGTACCGAATATTATAGGGAAATTTAACTTTGTAAACATTAGTTCAGTAAAAGATGCTTTTAGAGAACAATTATTAAATCCTGAAAATGAAGAGATATTAGATTCATATAGGCAAAGCGAAGAAATTGAAGAAACAGCCCAAAAATTATCTGAAGAATTAGATTCTGAAGATATTGTAGATTCAGCGGGAGTTTTTGATAGTCCAGAATTATTTGATATTTTTTGGGAAGCTATAGAAGATAAAGGGATAGATGGCATTTATACATCAGATGGAATGATTGTTTTAAATGAAGAGGCTATATTAAAAGAATCAAAAATAATCGATATCTGGAACAAAGCACAAAAAGAACAACCTAAGTACGCTACCAAGCCTGCCATTGAACAAGACAAATTAGTACGAGACCTAAATACTCAACTTGCTAAACAATTAGGGAAGGAATGGGAGAATGCCTATGTCATCGAAAAAGATGTCCCAGATGCTACCAGAAGCGTTGCCAGAGCTTTTGAATCCGTTTTCAAAACAAAAATTATTACCGTTACCCCAACAAAAGAAAAATTTAGAAGAATTGGTGGACAGACTTACAAAGGAAATCTTTTCATTGACCCAAATGCTATCAAAGGATTCGTCCAGCTTGCAGGCCATGAATTATTACACAAAATCAAAAGTGATAATTCAACGCTCTATAATACGTTTATCAGTAAGGCGAGATTGCATTTTGTGGAGTTTGAAAAATTTAGGGAAGCCTTTGACAAAACCATGTTACCCGGAGAAAGTTCTTTACCACGTGATCAAATAGAAACAGAACTCCTTGCTGATTTTACAGGCGATGCCTTAGCTGACCCTGATTTCTTAAAATATTTTGCGAGAGATGATGCCGGTGTATTTAAGAGGTTTATGAAAACAGTTATATCTTGGCTAAAAGGTGTATCTGATAAGATGTCAAAAGAAGGTTTTGGCTCCTCAAAATATTTTAAAGATATAATCGAGCTTCGTGAATATCTGGATGGAGTTTTATATGCTTTTGCTACAAGGGACAATGTTGACGCTATAGATGATGTAACGCCTCCGATATTCAGCAGGGTAAAAGCAGATGAGTATGGTGTAGATTACATAAAAGTTCTTAACCGATATGAAGCCAAGCTAAAAAGTGCTGAAACTAAATTAGAAAAGATAAAAACCGAAAAGGAAATTCTCAAAAGACGCAGAGAGTTTATCAGGGCAGCCAGAGATCATTTTAATCTAACTGATAGAGAATTAAGACAGATTTCTGGTAAAGATATTCGTTTTATGAGCAATTATGAATTTAAACAATATATTGATGGCATAAGATTAAGAGCTGAAAAAGTTGAAGTAAGACGCCAGGCCATGAACGAATTAATGTCGCAAATTCAAGAAAAAGAATTAAATATCGAAAACTTACGCAAGGCTATGAAGCTCCCAACGCTAAAAAATATGACCGTTGGGCAGATTAGAAAGTTAGATGAAGCCTTAGAACCATTCCAAAAGGGTGATGAGTTTCTTTCGGTCAGAAAATTAGAAGTAGTTGATAGAACAGAATTAAAAGGAATTAAGACTTGGAGAGAAGCCAGAGAGCGATTGTCTGAAAAGCTCGGAGTTCCTGTAAAAGAACTACAAAGTATTAAAGTATCGGAATTTGATAGATTTAGATACGAAACCGGATTGGCTGAAAAGAATATCTTTTATAAAATGATGGTTGAAGAAACAGCAAAAAGAATGCTTGTTTCAGAAGCCGAATATTTAAAAATAGAGAAAGACATTTTCGCTTTAGCTAAAAAGTTAAAGGGCGTTGGTTTTTTTGTTCCTCAACATAAAAATATTAGAAAGTTTATGGAAGCTCCTGCTAATGAAAAAGCAGAGGTTGGGTTATCTGAAGCAGAAATGGCAATGGCTGAATACATGACCAGACATTTCTCTGATGCCAGGGATTATTTATTGCAAATAGAAGCAATGAATATGGGAAAGGAGAACTATTTTACTCATGTCCGGAGGGGAATATTAGAAGCTACCAAAGAAGATGGAATAATCAAAGCCGTTAAAGAACAGTTTGAGTCCTATAAGCTCGATGAACAAGCTTTTAATATATTAGATAAAGAAACTGGTCAAATTTTAGCAATGGATAAGTTTTTTAAATTTGCTATGCACAGAACCGGGAAACTGAAGCCAACTGAAAATGTTGTAAAAGCCTTTTTAACATACATGCGTACATTTAAAAAGAAGCAGGCATTAGATGAAATAACTCCTTTAATTGACATTTATGCCCATGCACTCACGCCCAAAGGTATGACTAAAAAAGGATTATTATTGCATGGAAATTTAATCAAGTTTGTAAAAGAATGGATCAATACTCAAAAAGGTCGTCATATAACCTTAATTGCAAAGCAAAACGGAAAAATAGATGCGGCATTAAGAGCGATTAAAATGTTTACATCTTTAAGAGATTTGGGGTTAAACATTCCTGTAAGTGTTGCTACTGAAGTTGGAGAGCAAATAACTACATATCAGCTACTTGGGAAAAGAAAATTTGTTGTTGGTAAATTAAGACAAAATACAAAACAAGGCAAATCAATTATAGAAAAATATCGCAATCTTATAGGAAAAAATCCTTGGGAAGAATTGGCAGAACCAGCGAAAGAGGTTGGCGATAGGTTGATGGAGGGAATTTTTGTTTTATTTAAGGATGCTTCTGTAAGGTCTAATAAAACCTTTTTATTAGGATCTCTGTCTAAAGAAGAATTTAAAGCAGGAGAAATATCTCCTGAAAAATTAGCTGCGTTAAGAACAGAACTTGGTCGGTATAGAATGGTTGGAGGGATGAAGTCTGTTATTGGTGCAACTCCAGAAGGAAGGGCTTACACTCAATATAAGAGATGGGCTATTCCAATTTTAAGAACGACAATACAAAATCTTGGTAATTTGGGCAAAAAACTAACTTTCCAAAAACCAAGTGAAGCAGAATTTAAAAAATCTATGGTAGAACTATATCGGCTTGTTGAGATTACAGCTTTTGTTATGCTGACATTTGGCATGGTAAGGGATGAGGACGATGAAAGTTTTGTTGGTAAAATAATAAACAAAGCATACAGAGAGGCCACTACTTTAATTCAGGCATTACAACCAAGTATGTTTTTAACGGCTGGCAGGACAGCTTCGTTTGTTGAAAAATTGGGTATTAATCTAACCTTAATTCTCCAAGGAGAACAATATAAAACAACTGACGAATACAAAGGAATTAAAAAGCTAAAGAAACAGTTTACACCTGTTGCCATCAGCCAGTTTACTGGAAGTGATGAAGAATTTTGGGATAATAAATTAAGAAAGAAAAAAGCTAAATTAAATGAAATCAATGACGCTCTTGAAACAAGCAAGGATAAAGCAGAGTTTCGCCGTGAGTATAGAAAAGAACTTGCTGAATTAAGACGATTAAATAAGTTTCAAGGTGGATTAAATATATATAGAAAAAGAATCAATAAATTAAAAAGTATGGAAGAGACAGAAATTAGAAGTAAAATGATTCAACGGTTAGAAAAGCAAAGAACTGAAAAAATAAAACGATATTTAGAAAAGGAGTAAGTTATGGCAGATATAATTGTATATCCAAAACCCGACGGCGGAGCAAAAAAGATTCATAATTCACTATACCAGACAGGACGAGAGTCTTTGTCGATTGTTTCTGGAACTACTGTTTACAGTTTTACAATTGACGCAACCGGCCATGCGGAAAGAATAGTTTTAGAAATGCCAACCATTTCCGGAGCGACTTGTACGGCAAAACTTACAATAGAGAACAAAGACTCTAAAGAGATTTACAAAAGTCCGAGTACGGTTATGATAGAGAACGAAACACACGTTATGGTTACAAGTGTTCCTTTAGTCGGAGAGAACACCGTGAAACTTACTCTTTCTACTGACCCGTTAAGTTCTGCCACCGCTTATGTTTCGATCTATTTACACGGCAATTAAGGAGGAAAATTAAATGAGTTTATATTACTATGATGACTATATTATACAGGGCGGTACAATAGATGGAACTATAATTGGTGAAACTACACCAGCGGCAGGGGCATTTACGACATTAAAACAGACCACAGGGGCTGCTGCCGGAGCTATTCCTATATCAGATGCAGCAGGAGCTTATACTTTAACTGCTTCCACGGGCACAGGCGCACCAGTAAGGGCAACCTCACCAACCTTACTCGGAATGACAAACAACGGCGCTTATCATGCTCATCGCACAGCAGTAGGCGCAGCAGACTATAATCCGTCTATCTTGACAACAGATTATATCATAGCCATGACTGATACAGCAGCAGCAAGAGCTGTAATAATCTCGACAGAAGATGAAGATACCGGCACTACCGATAACCCAAGAGTACTTGTAATCAAAGATGAGAGCGGTGGCGCAGCAGCCAATAATATAACTGTAACCTTAGAAAGTGGCGGAACTATTGATGGAGCTGCAAGTTATGTGATTAATCAGAATTATCAAAGTATTACGCTATATGTTGACAGCGTTAATGCTCATATTTACTAAGGGAGGGTTATTATGGCAGTTGAAATATGCCCGACTTGCGGGGCTGAGATACCGCCTGTTATTACGACTCAAGTTGAAAAGAATCTTGATGGAAGTATGAAGAAATGGACTGAGACCTCGCCTGCAGGAAAAAGGGTGGATAGTTACACCTATTATAAAGATAGTGAGATAGATGTAATAGTTCAGGAAAGACTTGACAGCAAGAGTGTTGTTGTAAATAAAAAAGAAATCAAACATTACACTGATGGTAAGCCTCCAGAGGTTACTAATGTCGATATAAAAATAGCGGAGGTGATTAAATGAGCTACTTACCGAATCCAAGCAGACCGCTGGTAACAGGTCAAACTGTAAGTTATGCAACTGGAGATGATGGAGATCTTGAAAAAGGTGTTGCGAAGTCTTATGAAGCATATACTACTGGTCAATATAGTGGCACAACAAATATTACTATCAACGGCAAAACTCATGCTCTGAGTAATAACTGTGTAATAGATAATCGAACCGGCTTGATGTGGGCGAGGTATGTTCCGACTGCTGATATAGGCCCGGCAGCGAATGGAACGCTATTCTGGGAGCAATGGACACTTGCGGCTAACTCCTGCACGTTCGATTCTGCTGCAAAAACTATCACGGCAGCGGCAGAAACTCCTTATAGCGTAGATGCTTTATGCGCTGGCAGAAAAATAACAATATCTGGAACGACAAGCAATAACGGAGTTGTAACGGTTGCAACTATATCAACTACAGTCATAACGACAGTTGAAGCACTGGTTAATGAAGGGCCGATTGCTGCTTCTTTTGCGACACTGGCTGATCTAATCTGGGATGCACTTGCACAGGCAAATGCAAACAGCCTCGGCGGATACAGCGACTGGCGGATACCAAACTGTTATGAATTGGCGAGTATCGTTAATCTTGGTAATTACAATCCATGTATTGACACAACATTTTTTCCGTCAACGCCAAACAGCCATCATTGGACATCGTCGTCGAGGCTGAGCACTACTATAAGTGCGTTCTTCGTGTTCTTCTACGACGCTGTCGTGAGCTACAGCGATAAGCGGTTGAGTAAGTTCTATTGTCGCTTCGTGCGAGGATAAATTATTTTATTATTTAGGACATATATCAAATGTCACATTATGAGCACTTGCCGATATACAAGTCGGTGCTGGATTTATGCATTTACTTCGAGAAAATAGTCAGAAATTTCGACAGGCATCACAAATATGTTATCGACGCTGATTTTCAATCTGCCTTTTAGGATTTTCAGGAGAATTATGATGAAGGTTGGATTGAGTGATGGGAGAGTGATATGAGAATTTTACACCTAAGCGATCTACATATTGGTAAAGGTAAAAATCATACAACCTTAAAAACTATTCGTGACTGGTTAATAGACAACAAAGATATTCATAAATCTTCGGTCATAGTAATTACAGGCGACATAACGGACGACGGCGAGCTCTGGCAATACAAATGCGCCAGATATCATCTGGACAGACTTGAGGTTAAGGGCTTTCGTATCCTGCCTTGCCCAGGCAACCATGATTACTCGGCAATAGGCCTCATCGAAAATAACGACTGTATAAGGAGCTTCAAAAAGTATATATCTCAAGGGGCTGATTATCCGCACGTAGAAATTATAGACGACTGTGCTTTTATCATGCTTGACTCAATGATGGAAGAAATGAAACACGATGACTTTATAGGAGCGCAAGGGGAACTTGGCAAACAACAGCTTAATAATCTAAATTACCATCTTGACGACATTGAACAGAACCATCCTGAGTATAAGGTTGTCCTATGTTTACATCATCATCCTTTCTTTACGTCATCTTATTTTATGAAATTGAGAGACGCAGATGCTTTTAAGGATGTAATTATGGATAAAGATTCCGGCGATTCCAGAGTAGATTGTTTACTTTTCGGACACAAGCACGATGAAAAAAGGCTGGCTAAAAAAGAAAAGGAATATAATGCAAGCGTAATTTATGCCTCGGGATCAACAGTAGAAAGAAATGAAGAAGGAAAGCTGATTATCCCTGTCATAGATTTAGATACAAAAAGCGTGGAAAGATATTTGATATGAATAAACTACCAGAAAAAGGGCAAGAAGTAAACCTTAAAGAAATAGAACTGAAATTAAATAAATGCCTTGTATGTTCAAGAAGCAAAGCGGCAAGTCCTAAAGAATGTTTATTAGATTGTGAGGTTAAAATTACGGAAAGCAAGGAGTAAATCATGGAAAAACATACCTTTAGAAAGAAATTAGCTACTTTTCTTAGTGCTGTATCGTTTCTATATTTATTTGCAATTACATTTTTAGAAATACCCACCGCAAATAAAGACAATGTTAATATTATATTAGGGTTCTTACTTGGCACTGCGATATCAACAATCATTGGCTTCTATTTCGGTGACAGCGATAAAACAGATAAGGAGACAACGTCATGAACATACTACAGTTAGTCTTAATCGAACGCATAGTTATACCTATCTTGAAATCATTGGCGCTGGCTTTTGAGGCTCAGGCAAAACAGACACCGGATACCGCTGATGATTTAATTGCCGGATTATGTCTGTCATTAATAACAGTACTTGAAACACCGGAAATTTTAGTTAAATTAAAGGAGACCAAAACATGAGAAAAGCAATAACTTTGATAGTATTAGTGGCATTTCTTTCGATGGGCTGTGCTACAAACGGGGCTTATAATAATTATCTTGATGCGAAAAAGGCTCAAATATCCGCAGAACGTAAACCACTTATTGAACTATCCTTGGATAAAGACGGCAAACTTGCAAGCTTGGCTGTATATCCGGCTCCTCAGCAAATAGAGATACAACAAGAAAAAGACCATGCAGGATATGCAGTTGCTTCTGGCTTAATCAAGATGGCGGGGATCGTTGGTTCTATATTTATGATCGGTTCAGCGATGGAAAACGTTGTTTCTGCTGCCCAGGGTAATAACACAAATATCAACTCGGCGAATGACAACGGAAGTAATGCTGGTACAATCGACCAAGGCTATAACATCACGGATACGGTAACCGATAACAGTACTTCTCAATAGGATATAAACAATGACAAATCAAAGCGAAAAACAAGTTCTTGATGCTATATCGAATATACATTCATTCATGAACGCTGGTTTTAATGCTGTTTATACTAAAATAGATCAGAAGTTTACTGTCTGCGATGATAGATTAAAAAAGGTTGAGACTATAATAGCCATAAAAAAAGCTATGTGCGAAAGCAAGAAAGAAACGCAAGATTTCTGGAAATGGATTATTAGAGGTGTTTCTATTTCCGGCATTATCTCTTTATTTTATATTGCGGTTAAGTTGTTTATTTTTGGCGCTAAGCTGTAAAATGGTCGAGAAAGTTTGTGAAATAATATGTTGACTTCTATACAAACCTTTATTACAAATAACGAAGCAGACAAAGATCGGTTCTTCGCCTGCTTCTCATCAATAACAAATCCTATTAAGGAGGAATTTGCCATGACTAAAGTATCTATAAATAATCCCAGAAGAAAAGTCAACATAAAAACTGGAGATAGGTTCGGGCGTCTTACTGTAATTAAAGATGTTGGTAAGATAAAAGGCAGGTTACATTTTGAATGTATCTGTGATTGTGGGAATACCCATATTGTAGGAAAGAAAAATCTTTTTAGGGGTAATACTAAAAGTTGTGGTTGTCTTTGGACAGAAAGTATTACAAAACACGGAATGCATAAAACAGCTACGTATGAGGCGTGGGGACACATAAAACAAAGATGTACTAATCCAAAAGATAAAAATTTTTATCATTATGGTGGCCGTGGAATTACTATATGTGATCGCTGGTTAAAGTTTGAGAATTTTCTTGAAGATATGGGAGAAAAATCAGAAGAATGTTTGACCATTGAGAGAAAAAATAACGAACTGGGATATTTCAAAGAGAATTGTTGCTGGGATACTCGAACAGCGCAAAGACGCAATCAAAGATTAAGCAAAAAAAACAAAACTGGTGTAAGCGGAGTCCATTTTGCTAAGAAAAACAAAAAATATTGTGTACAGATTAAAGTAAATTATAAAAGATACTATATAGGTCTTTATAACACATTAGAAGAGGCGGCAATAGCGAGAAAAGAAGCCGAAGAACTTTATTGGAAATAATTTAATATTGTTAATTCAGATAAAATTTGTAAAATATGTGGTGCTTATGTGCCAAGTGGGCTCCCACTTCCCCAAAATTGCTGGAGATGTAAATGTACATCCCAAGATACTTTACCTTACCAGAAGTCTTGCCTGAGCAATTCTATACCGAAAACAAACGATATGGAAACAGACTCTTTCGAATGTTTGACGACAGAATCTTGAGATCGGCTGATATTTTAAGAGAAATGTATGGCCCGATAATAATTAATACTTGGTATTCTTTAGAATTAATGCGTAAATATGGCAAGCATCAATTCAGGGGTTGGAGACCATTCGATTGTAAGGTTGGTGCGTATTTGAGCGATCATAAATTTGGTAGGGCATTAGATTTAGTCCCATTAAAAACTACTGCAAAAAAAATAAGACAGGATATAAAAGAACTTCCTTGCAAACCCTTTTCGATAGAACAAATAAAATTATATCTCTATATTACGTGTATTGAGGATGATGTTAGCTGGTTACATATATCATCAAGGAATCACGATAAGATAAAATATGGGTTACAGGTTGTTAAGCCTTAATTCATTCTAACATTCGCCATCACCGGCGGCGATTAATTACCAGCCTGATAAATTCTGATAAATCATTTTCTTTATAAAAAAGGAACTGGTTTTATGTTAGCTTTTAAAAATAATGGATGTCCAGGATGGCCGCTTTTTGTACGAATTAAACATTGTGGATTTGTTAGCAATCGAAGTACATTTTCTCCACGTTTCATATGCTTACCATCGTTTCCCCAAGCAGCAATCGTCAAGCCAGCATTAAGACTTATTCTTCGCAAATAATCGTCATTTTCATTGCCAATAGGTTCTGATTCTTTATAGAGGTCTTTAGGATTAGTTGCACAAAAAGCAAACAGATTAACCATTACAAGGCCACCGTAACCCCAATCGGAGGAGAAACGAATACATCTCCTAATAGTAGGATCCTCGAAATTTTCGTCAGCCGTAGAAGGATTTAAACAGACGAAACAAACATAGGGCCGTCTACAAAGCCAAATTCTTTCTAAAGAGTAACGATATTTTCTATCATCTGAAAACTTTGCTCTTTTTATCATGGTGTCCTTTGGGATAGTCGGAGCGGTCTACCATATTAGACATAAATAACCGGCCTCTTTGCAAATCCTTATAATATGCGTCTAAGTCTAATAGCAAACAGAGTCTTAATAATTTAGCGTAGGCATCATGCAAGTTTACATGTAATTCTACCTTTGATTTCATATTGCTTCCTTTAATTAGATGATCTCGTTTTGTTTAAAATGCTCACAAGCTATCGACATAGGATGTAGTCTCATTTTTTTATATAGACATCGTAGATTTTTAAAATGGATACATTCTCCACAATAATAATCCTCTATAGCCTTATAGCTCCATTCAGTCTTTTTCAGTAGAATTCTTCTGTTTGGAACGTTTTTCCATCCAGGATAAGCCTCTTCAATTATTTCATCGGCAACATCCCATTCTGTTTTCATCTAAAGCCTCCTAACGATTTAGCTGACCTGCGGCGGCTTTTTGCCGTCAGAGTCAAGCGGCTGGTTATACTTAGGATGTTTAGGAAATAGTAGCCAAGGTTTTGCAACAAAATAACAGGCCACTGCTCTGAATTCCATACCTTTATAATTTCTCCTTATCTGGAAAGGATTAATTTTTAAATACCAAGGTTTTCCAAACATGGAAGGAAAATCTACCCACCATTGATTGTTTACTCCGAAATAATATGTCCCAAGCAATAAATGTATTATCAATTTCCAGTTTTTCTTTATGTACTGTGTTCTATATTTCATGTAGTATAACATCGTAATCAGTTGCGGCAAGTGATGCCTATGCTAAACGGCACGGCCTTCTTTGGTTGGTTCCAGTGGTGTGTTATAAATCCTCAATCCGCTGCATCTGTGTGTTATACAACAACGTAATACGGCATTCCGCCAGGCAAGACAGCCCACATGTTACGTGGCATTAAACACTGAGCCTTTCCAGATGCCAATCCAACTGCAAAAAGTTGTTCCATTACTTCATGTAGTCCAGTCCATTGTTCACCATTGAAATTATTACAGGCGTTTAAAAATGACATTCCTCCACCGGACTCTTTTTGAAACTCTTTCGGTAATTGAGAAAGCATGTTTGCAATATCATCTATGTGCGATTTTAGTCGCTCCTTATGAAAACCGAACTTTGACGTAATTCCTTCGGCTATTACAGGGTTTGATGTATCTTCACCATCTCTAAATAAGCAGTCCATAAAGATGTCTGTCACATTTTTTGCAGTTAAATCCATTGTAACCTCCTTTTGTTGTATAACCATGAATTAACATGCCAATTTGCCCTGATATTATTCGTCCATTTCGTTAAATAAAGATTCATAATCCTGAAGGTTATCTCCTACATTCTCCAAAAACGATTGTACTCCGTTAGCGTGTTTTTTTGAAATAACAGCAGGATATTCTTCAGCTCTTCGCTTATATACATTTATATTATCTACTAATCCTACAATTTGATAGAATGATTTGACTATTCTGGTTGTGTAGTCATCGACATCTAAATTGATATCATCATAACGCTCTGTTTCATATTTATAATCATCGTTCATAATCATAACCTCTTGCATTTATTGTAAATATTAAAAGGGAATTTGATCGTCGTCTCCAGCACCATATGCTTTCTGCTCATCCGCTGATGGTTGTTGGCTCTGCTCTGGCTCTGGCTTTGACTTGGCTTGTGAATCTGATTTGCTACCTAACATCTGCATATCGCTAACAACTATCTCGCTCATGTATCGCTTAATTCCGTCTTTCTCCCATTCTCTTGTGGTGAATTTGCCGGATACGAAAATCTGCTGACCCTTGTGGACGTACTCACCAATAATCTCAGCTAATTTACGCCAAGCGACGCAGCGAACCCAACTCGTCTTTTCTTGTTTATTGCCTGCCTTGTCTTTCCAGGACTCTCCACAAGCTATTGAAAAGTTAGCTATGGCTGTTCCATCTTGTGTGTATTTGATTTCAGGGTCTTTGCCAACCCTGCCTATGAAGTTACACTGATTTAAATCAGACATATATTCTCCTTACATTGCCTTTAATTTGTTTACTAAGATTGCCAGCTCATAATTAAATTTCTCAATCTCCTCTCCGAGCTGTGATATGTACTTTTCATCACGGTAAACTTTGATGCATAACTCTGGGAGCCCGGAACAATAGCTTTGAAAAAAACCATACTCCCTTTCGCAACAGTAAATTTCACCCTGTACTTGTGGAATATGTTGTGTAACCATCGTGCCTTTTTTAAGTCTATCATATTGAATTGTGAATTTTGCATCTTTCGTTTCAAAAATTCCATTATCATCAACCAACCTATCCGGCGAACATCCACAAAGCTTACGCTCATCTTTGAAAACAAACCCAACTTTACGGACATCAAGGTTTTCGTGGTTCATGGCAAAGACTTGGCACGATTCTTCTTCAAGTCGGCTGCCTTCTTTCATTCTATAAGATGTATAGTTTTCTTCACTTCTGCCTGATACAAACTCACACGCAAGCTCTATCATATATGCTGTTCGGCTTTCAGATACTTTTCCTGTAGCTGTCAATATTCGGCCAAAATTCGATGCGGTGGGTCGTCCGAGTCTGCATTTTTTCCAAGTCTCATCTCCCTGAATGCAATCAATTATAATTGACATTTAGACCTCCACTTAATTATCATCAGACCCGGGTTTCCTCTCAGGCACAGCTACCTTTTTACTATAGACCTTCACCTTCTCATATATCTTTGCAGCATCAGCTTTTGAGAGTTCTTTCTTGATAGTAGAAGAATTGTTTTTCCACCAAGTTGCTATTTCATCTACCGACTTCGCAGCGGCTCCGGCCTCATCTAATTTAATCTCCCATTGTTCGAGAAGACTTATTTTATCATCTCCAGGACTCTCATTATCTATTCCTTTAGCTGCAAGACCTGTCAATGCAAGCAATGTTAGCCTTTGTAATAAAGTATTTGTGGATGATACCGATTTTAATGCGTCTTTGCCCCCACTTGTGTCGGGTGGCCCTGACATCGAAGTGCTTTCGCTATGACCAAGTTCATGTGTGATTATACATGTGGTTACAACTTTTGAATTATCAGGTTGGGCTGTATCCCATCTGTGATAAAATCCGTATTCAGATAGACCTTTAATGATTGCTTCTGTAATTTCTCCGAGAACTGCATGATCCCATTCTACTGTTTGCCCTTTGCTATTTTGATATGAAACATGCTTGGTTTTAAGAATTTCAGGAGGGTTAGCCTTAAACTTTGACATTGACTTAGTATATGCCTTCCGGGCCTCATTCGCCTCAAACCTTTCTTGTAGCGACATCATTCGTTCAATAAACTCAGGCGTATATCCCTTTTGTATGGCAGCCATGATAACATCGGTCGGAGCTGTTGGAAGGTTCTGGGCTTCATTAAAACCTACCCTCTTGTCAACTATCTTTAATTCTTTTGTAAGTTCTTCAGTCATCATTTACCTCCATAAACATTATAGCTTTTTTGTTTCTATGCGGATATATTCAGCAGCTCCCAAAATAGCTTTTAAAGTATCGCTGAACACTCTCTTGGCTTTTTTTGATTTTAAGCTAAGATTGCCTTCAGTTAAGGTTTGAATTTTATCAGCGAACAAAAGTAACTTCTCTTTGTCCGGGGCAAGTTCTAACTGCCTTGCTTTCTCAGCGGCTTCAGCCTCATCTTTTTCTTTTTTCTCTCTGGCTTCTCTTTCAATCTTTGCTTTGGCATCGGCTTCAGCCTGAATCTTAGCTTCTGTGGCAAGTCGTTTTTCAAGAGCTTCAAGTTCTTTTCTCGCAGTTTCGGCACGTTTGGCATCTTCAATGTCCTTCTCTTGCGCTTTTAAAGCCTCTTCTCTTTCTGTCTGTGCCCTTGCTATGGCTTCCTGCTCGGAACGAATACGCTCTATCTCAGCCCTCTCTGCAACGAGTTTGGCTTCTTCCTCTTCACGGGCTTTGATCTCTTCTGCGATTCTGGCTTTTTCAGCAAAAAATGCTCCCTCTGATCTTTGTCGCAAATTTTCAAAATCTTTCTCTGTCATTATAGCCACGTCCATAAAAGGCAAAATAACATTTACGGCAAATAGGGCATCAACCCGGGACTGAATCTTTTCTTTTTCAAGTCGATCAGCCTCTTCTTTAATCCTTGCCTTTTCAGCCTCGATCTTTCCCTCTTCACTTTTTAGGTGATTCTCAATCGGCTCAATCAAAGCAAGTAACTTCTTAGCGTTATTGTTGTTGTTCTTGATAAATGCCTGTGCTTCTTCGTTTGAACTTTTACGAAGTTTATCAATTCCAACCCGGTGCTTTACCATAACCATCCTTGCTGAATGCACTGCGGCGAGACCTTCTTCATCGTCAAGGCTTTTGACGGTAAGCCCCATGTAAATATCTGACATCTTTGCAATCTCTGCCTCGTTTATACTATACCTGATTAATTCCATCTGTCACCTCCTCAGCTTTTTCCGTGATCTCAACCGTAAACTCACCATATGAACCAGACACATATATTTCTTTGTCTGTAAAATTTATAGGGATTTGTTGTATAACATGATCTTTGATGATGTCTCTTGCCTCAGTGATGCTTATTTTAATTGTTATTTTCATCCTTCACCTCCTATATTATAATCCCAAACTCTTGTAACGCACTGTCAATAGCCTCAACTTCCCCGCCTGCTGTCCACGTGTCCAGCAACGTATCCATGTCCGGTTTTTGTGTAACCGGCAGTCGATGCCAAGTTTGCACGGTGTTTATGTATATCCGTGCCTTTCTAAGTGCGTTTATTACTATTTCTTCTTTCATGCTTTACCTCCGTTTTTTTATCTTCATCATATTTTCGGCTCTTACATGCCGGACACAACTTTGGTTTCTTGTCTGTACGAGGCCACCAAGAATAATTACATTTTTTGCAGGTTAGCTTTTTAATGCTCATATCTTTTCCTATCATAAGTTGTTTTTTCTGTCAAGTATTATTTTAGGCTTAATCATTTCTTAACCAGCTTATCAGCTAAACAACTTACCCGTGATAATATCTTTACACTTACCATTGCTCTCAACTCTGTATCATCTATAATTTCCGTAGCTTCAAGAAAATACTTGCTGATTCTTTTTAACTCAGCTTTTTCTTTTGGCGTGAGTTTCATTTGTTTCATTTTTTTCTATATATCATATTTTTATATGATTAATGATATCTGCTGCTGTAATTCGTATTTTTTTCAAACCATCATCACTACCGCTCCAAGTTCCAATGTTAATCGACTCTCCGTTATCCGTTTCAATTTCAACAAAGATATGATGTGGCATATCGGAATCATCTATCACAATATTTATTGCCATGTTTTCCATTCCATCACCTCCGTAGTATGGCTTAAGCATTTCCTAACTATACTCGCTGGTATTTTTTGCGGCTTTTTCATAATTAAAATAAATAACTCAAACACAATATCACCACCCCAACACAACCACAAATCACCATTGACAGACGGAAATTGTTAAGTTTAAACATGATCACATCCAATACAATTATCAGGATGCCCAAATTCGTCTTTACAATCTTGACAAAATTCAGGCAGAATTCGACCAGCCTTAACATTATGTTTTTTTGAGCCGGCTTTATAAGCACGCAATAAGGCCTCGGCAACACCAAAAGGGCTGATATTGCCAGGAACTTTAAAACCATATCTCTCACAATATTTTATTGCATCGCTATAAAGTATAAAATTAGCCATTTTAAGTTTCCTTTAATTTATATTTAGCAAGTATTAATCCAATGCCCATCATAAGGCATTCAACCACATCCCATTCGTCTTCAACTCCCAGCTTTGCAAATGGTATGGTAATTTTTTCATCATTAAATTTTGCCTCAAAACAGCACATTTCGTTGATTTTAACCTCATAACCATAGTAGAAACTGGCATTTTTAGTGCTTAGAACGGCGTAATCATCATTTATTGAAATCCTTGGTTTATTTAGTTTCATAATTCCTCAACCTCCTTCATAAACTTATTAAAGTGATAGTCGCTTAAAACCAGTCGTTCTTCTGCTTCTAAACCCTCCCAGGCAAACGAACGGTAGTCCAGTAGCCATGCGTTAAATGCGAGTTGAAGTTTGTCGTTAGTTAGTTCCATTGTTTATCCCTCAAAACAAAAATATAATATCCCCAAGTGAATATTAACGACTCACCCTTGGGAAACTTAATTGTTACAATGGACGGTATCCAGTGAAATATCGATCGGTTTTTATCTTTTTTTATTATGAGCTTCATTTCTTTAACCCTTCTATGTATTCCATAAGTAAATTAATTATTATCAACTCTACATTCAAATCTTTTTCGGTATCTGGCGAATGACATTCAATACAAAACGGTATCGTAACATAGTCGTGAGGTTTGATACCTATACCACTCCCCCAATAAGATCGTCGAACGTGGTGTGCCTGAGACGGCCTCCTGCATATAATACAAGGTCTTGATCGTATCCATTTCAAGTATTTTACTGACCGGTATATTTTCATCTTTTCATGTGGTGGCATTATGCGAAGGCCAGAAATTTATTAACCAAATCGTCAATCTCTTCTTTAGTCATTTTATCAAGCACTGGTATTCGTTTCATTATTACAGTTAAAACATTCTGATAGAGTTTTTCAAACGTATTGGCATCCATTGAAGCAAACGATATTGATTCAGCTTCAACCCTTACCGAACCATCTAATCTAATTTCTGTTTTATAGTAGCCTGCAAGAATTATTAAATCCTTCCTGAACCGTTCAAAACTCTTCTCAGGATTCTTATATTTTGAGTCAATCTCACCAGGTTCCCAATATCCGAAGGAGAGGTTAAACAATGCAAACAGTTTTTTATGGAACTCATAGTTCCGAACTTGCTTAACTTCAGCCGATATAACAGAGCCTGTTTTTTGCTTATGAAACCATTCGTCAGATTCAGCGTCCGAAGGAATTAAGCCTGATATTGTTTTAAGTAAATAGACTTTCATTTCTCACACTTACAAAATATTGTAACCTCACCGCATTTATGGCAAATACCGTATTTTGGCGGATAGATATATTGCCGATCATGACAATATGGATTATGACAGCATCCTGGTTTTAATATTCTATCTTTACAAACAGGGCATATATATAGCTGGTCTGGTATCTCTTTTGTAGCACGGGCATCTCGCAGGTCAAGAGCTAATCGTAAAACACCCATTATAGAAATAGCCCCTGATGATAACTCGCCTTCGTTATCAATCAACTCGTTTAATTTTTCGTCTGATATTCTTTTCATTCTAACTCTCCAATAATCTTTGACATTTATCACATACCCTTCCATTAGCTCAAGTGGTGTGTTATCTGCGCTCATGTGAGATGTAAGAAACCCAATTTGAAATCTGCATAGAACGTCTCTATGTTTTTTCGTCACGGTTTGCTGTCTATATAGAATCTTTCCGGAAAGACAATATATATTTACAGCTATTTCTTACACCCCCATCAAAGCAGATAACGATGTAAGTCAGCGGCGGGAATAATGTTCACAGCCCTGACAATTTGATGAACCATAATCAAAGCCACAATCTAAGCAAAATGCCTCCGCTATTTCCCGTCCGCTGCACTGCTGGGTTAGGTGACGTTCGAGTTCTGAATTAATATCATTGCAAAGTTTTCTAAGTGTTTTATATTCTTCTGAACTCATTACTTTATGATCACTGCGAATAATAGCATACTCACTACTGAGTAACACATTTAGTCTTGAAACAAGAGTTATTAATTTTCTCATAAGTCACCTAACGATATAACTGAGCCGCCACGTGATGATTACGCCAAATCGCATAGCCTTCTCTGGTCGGTCTCCAGTGCTGTATTATAAAGATTTACGGCAAAAATAGCTAATACATGCGCCACCAAAGAGACAGGCTAAAATAAATAATACAAAAACTATACCTCCCCAAAAAGGTAAAGTAACCAACCACCAAGACCATGTAATATATCCTGTAAGTTTAAGCGTAATAAATACAACACCCAACAAGCCGCATACTCCTATACCTGACGATGAACTTGATGTATTAGACATTTTAAAATTCTCCTTTAATTAGTAAATCTTTATAACCAGTGATTAACATGCCAATTTGCCCTGATATTGTTAATCGGGGCCTCCTGCGACCCTTGCCAAACTACATAACCTTCCCTATTTTTTGCAGTCAGCCCCGACAGTCATGGACATAAAATATTAATTACAATCAGCACCACGGAGGTCATTAGTGCTGTTAAAAATATTATGGTTGCTATTGATTTCATTTTTCAACCCACTCCAAAGTCATCTTCATTTTGGGCTTTTTGAGTAAGTCTTGCCCTGCACACTTGCCTATTGGGACAGTCTCCTTCCAGCCATCCAACATCCTCAATCTTTTGCTTAACTCCTATTAATTTCCATTCGCCGAGAAAATCTTTGCAAGAGTAATAAATTCCAGGATTCCTTTGGGCTTCAATCTTCTCGCACTTACTTTCGATCAATGCCGTATGCGCTTCTAAAAAATTTAATCCTGTTGTTTCCATATTCACCTCCATTGTTTAGTTTCTTCTTACATTGCACATATCAAAATACGTGTCAACAATTATTTTTAGTTGGCAACACTTTTTTTTCTTGACACGCCCTTAATAAAATGCTAACCCTTGATAAACTTACGTTTGAAAGGAGATTATAAATTGAATATTTTAGCACGATACAAAAAGAAAAATAATCTTACGCTCACCCAAATGGCAAAAAAAAGCAAGGTTACTCCAAGCACTTTATATAAGCATATTCATAACCAAAGATCAATCAGCCCTGCAATAATCTTAAAATATATGAAAGCCTACGACATACCAGCACAGGCATTACTGAAAATAAGGGTGAAATCATGACAGCAAAACTATCAAAAAGATTTTTAAAGTTCTTGTTTTATAAATGTAGAACAGTTGGAACTGATGGCAGGTTTTTAGGGCCGGAATGGGCTGAAAGAGTGTGTCGAGGATTAGGGTTATGAATAAACAAGGCATTGGAAAGATAGATTACTGCGATTATACATGGAATCCCATTTCAGGTTGCCTACACGCCTGCCCATACTGTTACATGATGCGAATGGAAAAAAGATTCCCAGGGATTATGAAACCCAAATTTCATCCAAAAAGATTATCACAGCCTATGAGAGTCAAAAAACCTTCTATTATTTTTACAGGCTCATCCGGTGATATGTGGGGGGGCTGGGTTGATTCTGAACAGATAGATGATGTTCTTGATGTTTGCACTGTTTTTGCATCCCATCACACATACCTGTTTCTTACAAAAAATCCTAAACGATACGGAGATTTCAGGGCTATTGAAAATGGCTGGTATGGGACTACGGTTGACGGTACGGAAAGAACTAAAAACAATATCAGAGACTTGGTTTATTATGCCCAGGTAGGTATGGCTGGTCGATTTATTTCTTTTGAACCCCTCCTTGCACCAGTTAAACCTGACTTGTTCGGTATCCAGTGGGTCATTATTGGGGCTGATTCGACACGTGGTGCTGTTAAACCGCCTGATGAATGGGCTGATACCATAATCGAAGAAGCACGAAAAAACAACATACCTGTCTGGATGAAGGACAATTATGGGAATGAACTACAAATAAAAGAATTTCCAGAAGGGCTTATTATAAGATGAACTTAAAAAAAGAAAAAAGGAAAAGCCATGACATACGAACAAACACGCAAACTTCAACAGGCTATGCTATTAATCCAGGACGCCATTGAACAAAACGTACAGAGCAAGTACAGAGCAGTCTGGCTTTCGGTGGCCGGAGATTACTGTAAACAGGTTGCTGATGAGTTAGAGGAGAAATGATTAAGCCGTATTATTCCACAAAGCTGGGGGATTTGTATTTGGGGTCGTGCGAAGATATATTGCCAGAGTTGGAACAAGCATGTTTAGTTATAGCGGATCCACCGTATGGATTAAAAGAAAATGCTTATCGGGTTGCCAATAGAGGGAAATTAGCAAAAACAACCGACTATGGCAATTTTGATTGGGATTCAAAACCAGCATCAAAAGAAGAAATAAAAGCAACCATAGCTGCAGGTAAAAATGCTATAATATGGGGCGGTAATTATTTTAATGTTGAACCGGCCAAGGGATGGTTGGTCTGGGACAAACTTAATGGTAAAAATAATTTTGCTGATTGTGAATTGGCATGGACAAACCTTAAAATGTCTGTCCGTATTTTTAGATTCATGTGGAACGGTATGCTTAGACAAGGAGAGGCTCGTGGTAAGGCAAGAGTGCATCCTGCACAAAAACCAGTTGAGCTTATAATGTGGTGTCTATCCTTTGCTCCAAATGCTAAATTAATATTAGACCCCTATCTTGGTTCGGGAACCACTGCTGTTGCGTGTGAGATTTTAGGAAAAAGATGGATAGGAATCGAAAAAGAAGAGAAATATTGTGCGATTGCAGCAAAACGCATTGAGTCTGAAGCAAGTCAGTTGAAATTATTTACATAACCTATGCCCTTCGATCTCCCTGCGACAAGGCAACCCAGCCCAGGGATGATCCTGAATCAATATGGGACATACAGAAAACTTCACCCAAAGGCCACGGGTGTAACATGGTTCTTTGTAATGATTAGAGCCTGGCAAAGCGAAGGGCATAACAAAATACACTTATGAAAAGCTGGAATTACGGAATAAACAATTATTACAAAACTGCAAGCATATCATTAGAAACAGCTCCTTGGCATATCTTTGCAATAGAAAAAATTGCAGAGTTTATATGTGATAACGTGCCACCGATACCATTACCAAATATTAAATTTCGATTACGGGACAAAGATTCTATAGAATTTAATAAATCAGAATGGACAACTCTAAACGAATGGTATGGGGATTTAAGTCAATTATTTCATAGCGTAATTCATGTGCCTATTTTTGATTTTTGTCAGGATAGAATAAAAGCTAAAAATATTAAAATTGATTATGAAAAACTTAAAGAAATATTTTATGCAGAAAACAAAGAGTTTTTTGATGAATAGGAGGTAATTATGGATGATTATTATTACGAAAAGGCTCAGGATAGGGGTTTGGTTTTGGCTGATTTTGATTTATGTAACACCACCCATTTATATTCAGGGAAATGGAAAAAATGTTTATGTGGACGACACAAAAAGCATGAACCTATGGCTATATATTTACCTAATGGAGAATGGAGAAAAAGCCTGATAGGAGATAGCCACATCTGTAGAAGTTGTGAGCGAATAATGAAAAAGTTAGCCGTTGATTAATGCTGCCAGAATTGATTGAGAAATTAAAAGTAAATTAATATCGTAGGTAATTATGCTTTTTGAATCATGGTTAAAAAGAAAAGGCTTTAACATAAAAAAGCTATCTAAAAAAGAGGGGAAAGAACTTTACCGGCAGTTCGGACAAGAAATGCTTCCGGCTGTTAAGGATTGTACTGAATTTTTGAATACGGTGCTGAAAAATGTCAATGATAGGAGGTAATTATGGGCTGGAATATAGTAGTAGAAAATCATCAATGTGTTTATCGTCAACGAGCGCATCCGCATTCAGGAGTTGTTTGTTATAATGATAAAAATGAATGTCGGGGCAGTTGTGCAGAAGATGTTTGCCCAATACAGATAAAGCATGAATGCACCTGCCCTGATAATAAAGTGAGGAGCTAACACATTAATTAGGAGGTAATTATGGGATATAGAAAAATTAAGTCAATGATGATTCACATAGATAGCCTAATAGAAGACTGCGGATTATTTAGAGATACACAAGAAAAACCTTATCAATGCTTATCGCGAAGTAAAAATATATATAGAGAGACTGGAGTTTGTGCTTCAAAAAATTGTCCGCTCGCATGGGAGGCTGATTTAGAAGATATGAAGAAATACGATAAAGATTTATATGAAGAATATAAGCAGGAAAAATGTGATCCAACTGAAATGGGAGCTGGTTGGATGGTACAATACAGAGAAGTTGTGTGAATGCTCCCCGCTGCACCAGATAGCGAATAGGAGGTAATTATGAAATGTGATAGTTGTAAAAGCCAAATATACGACTTTTATAGGGACACAGGGGAGGAGGTAAATTGCAGACACAATCATTGGTTTGGATTCGGCGATCCAAAAAAAGACGACGATCAAACCCTTTGGGATGATTGTAAGGATTATGAACAAGAAGAATCTGATAATAAAGATTAATAGGAGGTAGTTATGAACGTTTATGATATAATTAGAGAATATCTTAAAAAAAACGGATATGACGGACTGGTATCTGAAGACTATGAATGTGGGTGTGCTTTAGACGACTTTTGTCCATGCGAGATGATAGGTAATTGTTTGGCTGCGTATAAATGGCCTGGGGATGAGGATTCTGCTTTTTATATGAAGACAGTTAAGAAATCTGATAATAATTCTTGACATTAGTTTATAAGCAGTTTATTGTGGGTTTTGAAAGAAGGAAAGGTCAAACTTATGGAACGTGCGGAATTCCAAATCAACAACTTTAAAAATAAAGATAGCTCCAAGAAAGGCTGTATTCCCAATATAGCTAAGGGCCGCACCCCTGTTTTCTTGGGGCTTTCTTTGCGTTTAATGGGTTGGTGTTTATAAATGCAATGGTTCAAACATGTCGCTACAGCACGAAATGATCCTGCAATGAGGTTGCTTTTAGCAGAATTTGGATTTGAAGGGTATGGAGTATATTGGATGATTTTAGAGATACTTTCAGATGATCTAAAATGGGAAGAAAAAGAGGTAGCTTCTTCAACTATGACAGCCAAACAATGGTGTAATTCTGTTAAAATTTCTCCAAAAAAGTTTCAGAAAATTTTGGTTTTTTGTTCAGAAAATTTTGGTTTTTGTGTTAAAAATAATAAAAAATTGATAACCATAGAATGTGCTAAACTATTGAAATATAGAGATGAATATTCAAAGAAGAAGGCCAGAATATCCGGACAGACTCCGGATATGTGACGGTTTTTTGTCCGTTATTTTCTCTGTTATCTTACATTTGTTTTCTTATCATGTATAAGAAATTTATTACTATAGAGTATATATTATAATACCGGCTACTGAGTACTAAGGGGGACTAATGACAGTACTAAGGGAATACCATTATGACCAGAAAAAAGCTTGACAAGACTATTGAAAAATGCAATGTTGGAATTGAGGTAAATCTTATGGAACTGGATAGAGTTTCAAAACAATCAAACTTAAAATTAGAAAAAGCGTATCAACTCCAAATAGCGCAATGCTGTTTGGTGGAGCTATCCCTCCACGTTGATGCGCTTTTTGTGGATTTAGGGTGATTATTGTGGCTAAGATTGAGATGTTGGGTAAGAAGTTTGGTAGGTGGACAGTTCTCGAATATGCTGGGAGTGGAAAACAAAAAGCTACATATTGGAAATGTCTTTGCGAATGTGGAACAGTTAGAGTTGTAAAAGGGATTAGTTTAAGGCGAAGTAGTGGGAACTCTATGTCATGTGGATGTTTACAGAAAGAAGTAGCCAAGCAACAGGGGGAAAATAATAAAACACATGGTATGAGTAAAACACGTACATATAATTCATGGATGCACATGGTTATGCGGTGTAATAACATAAAAGATAAAAATTATTATCGGTATGGAGGACGTGGCATTAAGGTTTGTGACCGGTGGTTGATTTTTGAAAACTTTTTAAAAGATATGGGTAAATGCCCAAAAAAATTAACAGTTGAACGCAAGGATAATAATTTAGGATATTTTAAAGAAAATTGTATTTGGGCAACCATGACAGATCAGGTAAGAAACCGTAGATTATTGAAAAATAATAAAACCGGAATTAATGGTGTTAGTTGGCACAAGCGAATTGAAAAATACATGGCATCTATTACAGTAAAATATAAGCAGATTTGTTTGGGATATTTTAATACCATAAAAGAAGCCGAAAAAGCAAGAAAACAAGGGGAATTAAAGTATTGGGTTTAATTTTAAGAGATTATCAAGAAGAGCTTATATCTGCTGTCAGAAATTCTGTTATGGCTGGGAATAAACGTGTTCTAATGGTTGGCTCGACAGGACTCGGTAAAACAGCTATACTCTATGAAATAAGCAGATTGGCAGTAGAAAAAGGAGGAAAGGTTTTATTGCTTGTGCATAGAAGAGACCTTGCTTTTCAGACCGCTGAGAAATTTGAAGAATATGGAATGGAAGCAGGTATTATTATGAGCGGGGTTGAGACAGATTTCAACAAGCCGATACAAATTTGCAGTGTATGGACATATCGGAATCGGTTGAAATTAGCACCAGAAGAATTTAATCAATTCTATGTAAACGCTTCACTGGTGCTTCTGGATGAATGTCACAGGTCGTTGAGTGCTGTTTTTAAAGAGGTTATGGCTAAGTATAGTGATAAAATAGCGATAGGAGTAACAGCAACACCGTGTTTAAGCTCAAACGCTGCCATGTCTGAGATGTATGATGACCTTGTGGACGTTGTTCCAATAAGCCGGTTAATTAAAGAAGGACATCTTGTTGGGTGTATATATTATGGCGGGTCATCTCCAGACATGAAAGGCGTTAAAGTAGTAAGGGGTGATTGGGATATTAAAGAGCTTGGAAAACGGTCGAATACTTCTGAATTAGTTGGAGACATTGTTGAGAACTGGTTTCGACTGGCCAGCGACCGCCAAACAATTTGTTTCGCAGTCAATCGAAAGCATGGACGATATTTATGTGATTCATTCCAGAAAAAAGGGATTATGGTAGAGTATCTCGATGCTCATTCTGACGATTTAGAAAGAGCAGATGTTTTACGAAGGTTTAATAATGGCGATGTACAAATGATTGTTAATGTTGCTTTGTTTCAGGAGTTTTTAGATGCACCTATAGCAAATTGTATAATTATGGCTCGTTGCACGAAATCTGTCGGTCTCTGGCGGCAATGTATAGGCAGGGGGTTAAGACCACATCCTGAAAGTGGAAAAACTGAGTGCATGGTGATTGACCACGGGAATTGTGTTTTAAACCCTGAATTAGGTTTTATTGAGGATGATATCGAATGGACATTAGAAGGCAAGCAAGCCTATAAGAAAAAGAAACGACCTAAAAAAGAAAAACCGCCATTAGCCTGTGATCAATGCCAGCATATTTTCAAGGGAAAAGTTTGCCCTCGATGCGGGTATGAAGTCAAGAACTATGGTAAAAAAATTGAGGTTTTAGAGGCCGATTTACAGGAAATAACCAGAGGCAAGACCAAGAAAAAAACCTTTACAATGGAAGAAAAGCGCAAATTCATGGGCATGTGCGAGTATCAGCGCCGATTAAAAAACTATGCACCTGGCTGGAGTTCTCATCTGTATAAATCCAAAATGGGTTGCTGGCCTAAAGGAATGAAAGACGTTGCTCCAATAATTCCTGATCAGGGTTTTAAAAACTATCTTACACATAGAGCTATTGCTTATCATAAGAGTAGGCAAAAGCAAGTATTATGAAGCCATATTAGGTGGAGAAATGACAACTTTTAAAGAATTTAATAAATATTTTAAGAATGGAGAACAAGTTTTTATTGGGTTTAGGGAGGGAAATTCGCATGGATATATTTCTAACTTTGATGAACATGGAATTTATCTTATTCAAATAAACCACTCGAAAGAATATTTTTATAACTGGAATCAATGTGAAGTAATTTGTCATGCTGGGTATGCGATAAAACAAGTAGGACAACACGAGGCAGTAAAATTAATTATGATTTCCCTTGAGAGACAGAACCCAAACACAATACAATTAGCTCCTAAAGAAAAGAAGGAGGGTGGTAATGCATTAAAGCTTATGGAAGACTTCAAAAAAGAAAATTTTAATTTCGCTATTTCTATAAGTGAGGCAAGCCAAATTATGGAAAAACACTTTCCGGATTTATTTGAATTATATGCTTCTTCATTATATGATTATGCTGCCAGAATTAATTTAAACAATAAAAAAAATTTTAAGGATAGTGATAATATGTTTTTTTTATATGATTTTCCTGTTAACCCATCAAGACTAAAATGGAAGAAAAACAAAAGTGGAGTTAAAGACGAATTGAGAATCAACGGAGATTGTGTGACTGGCAAAATTAAATTATCTTATGGTGGAATAGCATGTCAATTAGGAAACGATATTACCAAGAGAGTCATAGTACAAAAACCCGCTTTTGATGGTGGATTAGGAGGACATGGTGAGCATATACAAATCATAGAACCAGATTTATCAAAAATTGAGCGTAAAGAAAGAAAATTATATTCACCATTGGCAATAACAAAAAATAATATTGATACAATTTTAAATACGACTAAAGATGATCTGCAAAAGTTTATTGATGAATTTAGTTATATATATTCTGGAGACCCTTATGAATTATCTGGTAAGCCCATATCAAGTTTGGTTTTTCAGAGTGACCAAGGATTCTGTTTATTAAATAATTATTCAGAATTATACGCAGGAATGAAAGCATAATTTTGATAAGATATTCACAAAAGAAGCTACCAGGGTTTTAATAATGGAAGTATCTGAACTAAAAGCAATCTGTTCAGGGCGGTGGTTCGGGATTTTATCATCATTTGGTATTGAGGTCAGAACAGATGGACGCCATGAACCATGTCCTTATTGTGGCGGTCGTGACAGGTTCAGAATGGAAAAAGATGGAAATGGTTTTTATTGTAATCAATGCCAACCAGGGGATACAATAGCACTTATTCAACGGACACTTGGTTGGTCATTCCCAGAAACAATAGAACGTATCAAAGAAATAGTAGGGAGTTGCAGTAAAATGGAAACAGAAAAAAAGATAGACATAGCGAAGGTTAAAGAGATACTCAATAAAATTTTTAAAGATAGTGTGCCATTGACAGGCTCGGATCCGGTAAGTAAATATTTACATTCGAGGAAACTGGTATTGAGTCCTGAGAATGTCCGATATTGTCCCGAGCTATACCATAGCGATACCAAAACGCATTACCCTGGCATGATAGCTATGGTTATGAACTCAAAGGGGATTCCAGTTGCCCTGCATCGCTGTTATTTAGATAGAGATAAGCCGCAAAAAGCTGAAATTGAAAGTCCAAAGAAACTTACACCCGGCACTGAGCCTTTGTCGGGTTGTGCTATTCGATTATTTTCTGCCAAGGGTGATACGATTGCTGTTGCTGAGGGTATCGAAACATCCATTGCATGTATGCAGATATTCGATATTCCAACTTGGGCTTGCATATCAAATACTATACTTGAGGGATTTATTCCGCCAGAGGGAATCCGAAAGATAATAATCTGCTCCGATAATGACGCAAACATGGTTGGACAACTAAGTGCTTATAAGTTAGCGAATAGATTATACAAAGCAGATTTTCTTGTCGATGTTAGAGTCCCGGAAGTAGCTAATTCGGATTGGGCGGACACAATATGAATAACCACTAACCACAGAGGCAATTATGACAGATAAAATACGTAAAACAATAGATCGAATTGTATGGAATGCTCATTTTAAAAAATATTTCAAACCAATTGATTTGGTATCACCAGCCGATTGGGAAGAATATTGGACTGTAACACGTAATGATTGTCGTGGCTGGTGGCATGGAGCAACAGGATTAATCGCAAATAGATTAGGCATATCTGATAAAGAGTGGATAAAAATGACAAGATTTCATCAACCAGAAGAGACAACTTGTCTCGGTGATTCTTCTCATGATTATAGCTATTTGATTGAAAACGGTTAAAGATATGACCCATACAGAACTTGTAGGCCGGGCCGCCAAATGGTTAAAAAACTTTATACATTGTAGAGTGGTATTAGTTGAAATGGATGCCCTTACATCTTCTGGCGAAAGGCCAGACGCTATAGGGTGGGTTTTTAACCAATCAATACTTATAGAGTGTAAGGCAAACAGATCAGACTATTATGCTGACAGAAAAAAACGCTCACGCTATAATGGCTATCCGGCATTGGGAGCTTGGAGGTTTTATTTGACACCGCCTGGATTATTAAAGCCAGAAGAAATTTTGGATGGATGGGGACTTTATGAAGCGCATGGCAAGAGAATTGTTTTTATGGGTGGAAATGAATACAATAATACTTCTCATCCATTTGAAAGTTGTAGAGAGAGTGAGGTGGCGATGTTATTATCGGCAATAGCTAAAAAGTTAAAGATATAGGAGGTGAATGATGGACGATTTATCATTAAAAACGTTAAAAGTGTATTATGAATGTAAGGACAGTGGAAAAATAAACAAAGATTTCGAGCAAGACATACGAGACGTGGCGGAGAAATACGACCTAACATTTTACACATCCGGCATGCACATGGCTACTGGAATAAGGGATCTTGGTTTTGATTGCTTTTAAAGTTGAAAAAGTTAAATAGGAGGTGAACAATGATAGAATTATTTTTTAAATTACTTGTTGCTCATGCCTTGGCAGATTTTTCGTTGCAAACCGACGCAATGGCTAAAGGTAAAAATCGGAATAAGAAACCAGACTATGTACCAGTAGGGCAAAAGTTTGTTTCTTGTTGGCCATATTGGTTATCTGCCCATGCTCTTATTTCTGGTGGAGCGGTTTATTTAGTTACTAATAATTTATTGTTGGGTATATTTGAAACTATTGCACATTGGATTATTGATTTTGCAAAGTGTGAAAACTGGACAAATCCAGATCAAGACCAAGCATTACACATAATTTGTCGTATCGGATATGTGATTTATTTGTATGTTTTATAAGAGGTGAGTGATGAAAAAACTATACGAATTTACTGCGCTGATAGAATGCGGAGTTGTTGTAGCAGCAGACAGCGAGAAAGAAGCACGAACCGAGGTTGAAAGTTATGAAAGAGCTTGGTTCGAGACAGGGGATTTTGGTGAAGTAGTAAACTTTGAGTTATTTGATGTGCGAGATGTAGAGGCTGATGAGATAGAAGACCTGGCTCATGTTATCGTATAAATGGAGGTTAAGATGAAAAAATATCAAACACAAGAATGGCGAGGAGAACCATGTGCGAAAATATTAAAAATTGAATGTGAAAGAGAAACAGACAGGTGTATCTGGATAGGTAAAAACCGGCATTTAAAAACAACAGAAAACGAGCGATATTTTGATACTTGGGAAGAAGCACATGAATATATTTTAGATTTAGCCGTCAAAAAGGTTGCAAGAGTAAAATTACAATTAGACAGAGTAGGGGTCTTGCTGGGGGATATTAATGGCATGAAGGAGGAATTATGAACGACATGTTTAACGAAGGATCAGTTTGTCATCGGTGCTGGAATGAAAAAGGCGACAAGGCAGAATGTGTGGATTTATGTCCAAGACTGCATGCCTACCAACGCAATCAGCCATGGTATCATATACCGCCATACAGAGTGACGCAGGTATTGGATCATCTACAAAACAATATTTTTCATGCGCCAATAAAGAGAGATGAGAGTCCATTGACGCCATTTGGCATAAGGCTAAAAATAGAGGCTGGTGAATGTTTTCTCTGCGAAAGCAAGGGTAATAGACGAGGTCTCTGCGAAAAATGCTATGATCGCTGGCGAAAAGGGTATCTGTTCCACCCCGTAGAGGGTTTATGGAAGCCGAATCGGAAGACAAGACCCAAAAAGATTGTAGCCAAAAAAACACGCAACCACGGAATATCAGATGAGGCACTGAGAAATGTCGAGCCGAGCCTGGATGCAGCGGTCAAACGAATTGAAGGCCAACAGAAAGAATCCAGAATAATCACAATCGACCTTTGCAAATACGACAAGCTCTACAACAAAATCATGCAAGAGTCTGAGCGGGACTACGTACCTATTTCCCACACAATTATAAATCTTCTGTCAATCGGAATGCAAGTGGTTGAAAGGGATGCCTCTTAAACTACACAGAAGTGGCCTGGGAGAGCGTAGGTTGCACAATAAAAGTTTGTGAATGGGTAAGGTAGGGTTAAAAGTCAAGATTGTTTAAACAGCATGTAGGAGATATAAAATGGGGTATGATTTTAAAATAGCTGGATACTACAAAATAAAACATAAAGAAAAAGAATATCCTTGGCCATGCGATTCAGAGCCAAATCGTATGATTACAATTTTTGATGATGATATTTTAACAAGCTCAGACGGAACGTCATATATGAAGCACACAGGGCTTGGGTGTTTTGGTATAATAATACCCGAAGAAGATGTTGTATTTTATGATGAGCTTGCTAATATGAGGTTATTATGAGAGAAAAAATACCAGTGAATCAAGAGAAAATCAAAGAAATGTTGGCTTCTGGAATGAAGCCATACTCTATCGGTATCAAGTTAAAGATTCCCCGTTCAGTACCGGATAGAATACTGGCGAAAAAGGACGTGCCGTATTATTATAAAAAACCGATAAGGGATAAGAGCGACTGGTGTACCGGATGCGGACTTGAGCCACGTATGCACGGTCATACATATTTAGGATATAAATGTTTCACTGGCAATTCTGATGAAGGTGAAAATAGGGGGACTATATGAATGAAGACTGTATGGACTTAATCAGAATAGCACAGCAAATAATCGAAACAGGCAAGGAATTGTCAAGCGCTATTGAGATGTTTCGGTTATGTATGATTAGTGAGGAAGCTCTTAAAAACAGACTCGGGAATATATTGGGAGGTGTGAAATGAGCGCAATGGATTCCCCTGAAGAATTGTGGATGAATTTTTGGCTGGATGAGGTATTTAAGGCAGGTTATATAGCTTCATTCCAACACCACCCAGAAGCCTATCTGTTAGCACCGGCATTTTCTTATAAATATGATAAACACCTGAAAACACGCACGAAAGAGCTGGAAAGCAATCTGTTATCGCCGCACATCTATAGTCCAGACTATAAAGTAATATGGAATAAAAATGCAAGGGGTATATTCTGGAATTCAATATCGGATAGGGTTCAGCTAAAAAACGTGCCATTTGTGGCTCAGGAAACAGAAGATGGGAACAATAATTATTACAGCATAATCGAAATCAAAGCCGGATTTTCGATGTATAATATGGGTAGGGAGTTTAGCATTAACCAAAAGTGGATGATGCAGAGGTTCGGAGTTTACGTTAACAAAATAATAATATCGAATAAAACAGGGCTGTTTAAAGATACGTTTACTCCAGGGAAATTCTTACTGACCGACAAAGCCAAGAAAAACCGAACATTACATTTTGAGCCGAGAACATTGGAGGAATATATACATGATAATTTACAAAAAAGAAATAGTTGAGCAGGAAGTGTTTGATAAGTTTGTATGTGATAGATGCAAAAAAGAAATCACTGATGATTTCGAGCTTCAGGAAACATACAGTATTGGTTTCTGGGGTGGATATACTTCTGTCTTTGGAGATAGTGACGAAATTGAATGTGATTTATGTCAGCAGTGTCTTATGGATTTAATAAGGGGATTTTACAGAGTGAAGGGGCAGGAAATCGTATCAAAGAGCTGAATAATACCGATAATGGTACTAAAACAGCCTTCTGATTAGCACTGAAATCTAATTAAGAAAAAAAGACTTGACAACGTAATTTTATTTTGATATTGGTTATTTAATTTTGGTTGATATTTTATTAATATTATTAACTCAACGGAAGAGGAGAAAATTATGAGGTATATCAGGGCGGTGATTACAGAAAAACAAGTTTGTAATAGAATCAATTAATGCATTTTTGATGCCGAGAAGCAAAGATAATGCCCCTGTGGAGGATAATAATCCAATGAAGCAGGGGCATTTTTATTATTCTTTATTCATGCTGAACTGAGACTCAATGTCAAGGGGTTTTTATCATGGCTTTTGAAAATCCATCCGGTACAGGCACATCATAGCAAATAAACATTGCGTCATAAACTGCTTGATCGTGGATAGCTTGCTTATTAGCAACATGGCATAAACAGAGCAGACAGAACACAATGAAGAAAAATATAAGCGACTCAGAGATTTCCTTATATATTTCATTTAGCATGATAATATCCTTTCAATGATTTCAGCTTCCGGCACGTCCACGCAGAAAACACATAGCGGCAACGTGATAGTGCCGGAGGAGTTAATCTTGATTGTAGCAAACCATGCGGCCTCGTTTTTGCCACATAGTTTACAGGGATTACCAACATCCGGTAAAACTTCCCCGGTTATTTTTTTGAGTTCCATATTACCTCCCCATGCTCTGCCTCATACTGTAAAACAGCGTTACGGATTAAGCGTTTGACGCCATAGTTTGCTGTTGGCGGATCGTTCTCTTTACAGATGACCTTGAATTTTTGCCACACTGAATTCCATAAGCCACGAATCATAATGTCTTTTTTAATTTTATCCATCGTTAACCCTCCGCTTTTTTGATAACATCTTGTAATATTTGACAAGCCTGAAATTGTGCCGGTATGTGTTGATAGGCAATAACAATATCTAAAACCTCTTTGCAGGCCTGCAATAGTTCAGGCGCAGCAGTCATAAGTTTGGCGTTTGCCATTGAATCTTCGCAGTTTGCCTCTGTTTGCATATATGCAATCGGCATACCGTAATTGTCTGAGCCATTTAAAAAAGTTGCTGTTATAATTATGTTGCTTTTTTCTCCGATAATCTTCCATGGTCCTGATGTATGTTTCATGTTTTACCTCCATTAGTTATTATTTTAACACTTCATGTTGTGACTTAATTTTATGAGCTATTGTTATCATTGCTTTTCCGAGTGAGCCATGTTTTTCAAATTCAACTAACATTTCAGCTCCAGCATCAAGACCAAATTTGTCAATAAATGCGCTTACGGAAGATTGTTGAAAATCCTGCAACCAATATTCCTTTTTCATGGTTATTTCCTCGATTAAACAGCCTTAAACTCCGCATAAGGTTAATTATTTTTGTTCGATAATAATACTACCAAACATACCCCAGTCCGCAACAGTAAAATCGGATGGTAAAATATTCATTTTGTTTACCGTGTCTGCAAAAATTTCCCATCCATCCAGGGTACATTTACATTCATAATCATTTTCTAATTCGTATTTTCCGAGTTTAATTTTCATTGTGTTACCTCCACTCGTTTGATGTTGTACTCTTTTGGGGATTCAGTGCTAATTGCTTCGTTACACATTTCGCACCAATTGGTTGCAAGCGACATTAGTGTTTGCCACGCTGCATCTGTCCACAAATAATCCCTATCCTCATACTCTGCGCAGGTCTGATACGTACATGCTTTATCGTATTCACCGGGTCTGAGACCATACTGATTGTATGCGGCCAAAAACTGAGACATTGACTCGTGTAATTTGCCATCAATGCCCTCAGTATAGACTTTTGCCCACAGACCATGATTACCGTTACCCTTGATGGTGGACTCCATGATTTTTATTGTGCCATTTGCGAGCCCAGTCGCCAACCATCCAACAGTACCTTGAGCAACTCCGAGTTTTTTTATTTTGATTTCCATGATGTTACCTCCATTGTTTAAGGTTAATTATTTTTGTTATCTAAAACATATAACACGTATAACACAATGTCAAGCTAAATATTATACATATTTGCTAAATAGCCTATAACTTGTTGATATTATAAAATATAATATTTTAAATTATTTTTAATCAAATATTGATTATTTTTAGGCAAAAACAGCAAAAACGAACGAAAATCAAGCTAACTATATGTTATTATTCAATAAACACTAAAAAACTTATGACGTGTTTTTTTATTGAAAATAAATATTGACAAACACTTTTTATTTTGATACAGATTATACCAAGGTGGTAATGCCATCTTTCTTCATCTTTTACCTCCAGCCCCGTTTCCGTAGGGGAGGCGGGGCACACCTTCAAAGGAGCTTTTATGATTTTTGATATGTGTTATAAACACGCTCAACCGCTCAATCGTATTCAAGTATGCCAATATCTCATAGTACGTTCATCGACTAAATCAAAATGCATAATTTGCGGCACGGAAACACACTGGCGAGACTCAGACGACATGCAGCCGGTCTGCGAAAAGGAATGTTTATGGCAATTACACAGAGCAGAGGAGGCAATAGATCATTATGTTGGGCGCATGTCAAACCTTTATACTTGATTGCATTTGGATTGTAGCTCGTGGCGTGATCGGCTTTACAGCTATTATGTTGATGATACTTGGTGGTATAGCAATACGCAATACATGGCATGATATAATGAGGCGATACGAGGAAAAAATGTGGAAAAATTAACTTGTGAAATGGCGTGGAAACTAAATCGTGAAAAGCTGATCAGAATAGCTAACAGGAATACATTTCAAGCACTTGCAATAGCAATTGAGGATTTTATGAGCTCAGTCGAATATATCGAAATTGAACCAGTTATTGAGGCTGGCATACACACGATAAACGAAAAAATAGGATGGATGACATGATGCCTAAACTTGCAAGACGCTGGTTAAATAAAAATAAATGGAAAATAGCCAAATTCAATCTTGGCATGATCGAACCAGGCACTCAGTTCCATAAGCAATTATTAAAATGTGAACGAGCTAACGGCTCAATATTATTCAGGAAGTTTAAGTAATGAAAAGCGGAGGCCAACCAGGCAATAATAACAGAGAAATATACACACTTGAGGTAGCTCTTGATTTGTTCGAGAAGGCTAAAGATATATTAGTTGCCGATACAAGTATAATTACAGAAACATTATTAACAGTAAAATGTAAATACGCTTTATTATTACCTATTTCATCTTATTTTTATTTAAGAGACGAAAAATTTCCGCTGGATTTAGAAGACATAAAGCGAGAAATTGATGCGATACTTGAAGATAGAGTTATGAAATCAAAAGATATTATGGCTGCCGGAATAGCTGCAATGACATTAAAGAATAAACATAAATGGAAAGACCAAAGCGGTTTAGATGTTTCCGGAGGACTTGAAGTAATCTCAGGAATAACAATAACTCTCATCAAACCAGGAGGGTGAGAAATGAAAACATTATTAGTTATATTAGCTATGTTATTTTCAACTCTGTGTTATGCAGATGATAAACAGCAGGTTTGGAAAGATAATTACCCGGTTGATGGTAGTTACTATAAAAATAGTGAACGGTATGAAAAGCACGATCCTGTTGACGGAAGCTATTTAAAACAAGAATACGATAAGCAACAGGTTTACGAAAATCACTATCCAAAAGACGGAAGTTATTATAAAGATGGGCAGCGATATGAGAACCATTATCCTGTGGATGGAGATATTAAGGACGAATGAGACAGGTAAATATAAAAGCATTAAGAGGTAGATTAGCAGAAGAATTAAAAGACCTGCCGTTTGAGATTACAAAATTTGGGCATGTTTTAGGAGTTGTTAGCACAAAAAGTGTACACCTATCAATAAAAAAGCCTAAAAAAGGTGTACGCAACTCAAAAGAGGTAGAAGAGAAACTATCTGAGATTATTAAGAAAAAGAAATATACTAACAAAGAAGAGTCTCCTTTGCATGTAGGTGGGATGCCAGTGCTTGGATATCCTAAATCATATCAAGCGAGAAGGAAGGGTAAATAAATATGAGTCCTCAATCGAAGAAATGGGTAAATGAAAAATCTTAATATAGATGCAATGTTCCCTGACAAGTTGGGGTTTTTATTTCAGCCGTCCCGATACAAAGTTATATATGGTGGAAGGGGCGGAGGAAGATCCTGGGGTTGTGCCAGGGCTTTGTTATTAAAATCTGTTGTTGAACCAATCAGGGTATTGTGTGCTCGTGAGGTTCAGAAATCAATCCGGGATTCAGTTCATAAACTTCTATCAGATCAGATACAAGTTTTAGGTATTTCTCCGTTGTTTGAGATACAAGAAGCTGTAATTAAGGTTAAAAACGATAGTGAGTTTACGTTTGCGGGGTTATCTACACAGACAATTGAGTCTATCAAGTCTATGGAGGGTGTGGATTATGTATGGGCAGAGGAAGCTCATATTATAACTAAGCGGTCATGGGATATTCTAATACCAACAATCCGTAAAAACGACTCAGAAATCTGGATAACCTTCAATCCTTCTTTAGAATCAGACGAAACATTTCAAAGATTTATAGTTAATCCACCACCAGACACTCAAATATGCAAACTTAATTACCATGATAACCCGTGGTTCCCGGAAGTCCTCGAAAAAGAACGATTATACTGTAAAGAAAACGATCCTGAAAATTATCCTAACATTTGGGAAGGCGAATGTAAGCCGGCAGCGGAAGGCGCTATTTATTATCATGAAATACATAAAGCAATAAACGAAGGGCGTATTTGCAATGTTCCTTACGATCCAATGCTAAGGGTACATATTATACTTGATCTTGGCTGGAATGATGCGATGGCAATATCTTTAGTACAAAGACAGGCGTCAGCTTTAAGAATAATAGAATATATTGAAGACTCTCACAAAACCTTGGATTACTATTCTGCAATGCTCAAAGAAAAAAGATTGAATTGGGGTAAGGCCTGGCCTCCCCATGATGGATATTCAAGAGATATTAAGACAGGACAAAGTACCGCAGAGATAATGACTAAGTTAGGTTGGGATGTTGCAAAACGGAATGAGATAACAGAACTGAATGTGGAAGATGGAATAAGAGCAACCAGAATGGCCTTTGGTAGAGTATATTTTGACATTAACAAAACCGAGAGATTAATTGAATGTTTAAAAAGATATCGCAGACGAATTAATATTGCAACTCAGGAGGCGGGTGCTCCATTTCACGATGAGTTTTCTCATGGGGCTGATAATTTCAGGTATATTTGTATCAATGCTGAAAAGATGCAAAATGAAGATGTTCGATATAGACCATATCATGTGGGTTATTCTGCGCTTGACCCAGTAGTTGGGTATTAATATAGACAAAAAAGGTGGTACCGGGTTGAAACAATATAATGATTTTTGGTATGAAAAGTATCATCGAAAGGATGAAACTACAGAATTTGTTGATTGATGGATATCTTTTTATGGAAACCCACAAGATTATAATACATCACTTGATGAATTACATGAGTATTGGAGTATTAAATGATTGAAGAAACCGAACAAGGCGGAAAGTGTATCGTTTGTTGTTTTAATAGGATTTCGGGCGATACTTCATGGATTATAGGTGAAAAAGGCCGAAGAAAGCAATTTAAAAATATTGTAGAGGCTGATTTATTTATTGAAGGTGAAAAATCTAAAAACATTTCTTATGGCATTTATTCTGTTAGAGACTGGATAGTGGCTGGAGTTGAAATATAATGGAAGATCAATACGAAGTAGAAACAGAAGATACTGAGAACGAATCATTAATGCGTAAAGCTGAGGCATTAGCAGAATCTCTCTTAAAAAAACGCAACGAAGCTATAGAAGGTAGGGCGGCTTCCGGTGTTGAAAGGCGTTGGCGAGAAGATGAGGATGTGTTTAATGGGATGGATGGCAGTAATCAAAGTTCACGTATGATTGATTATGCTACTGGTGAAGCTTACGCTAAAACTAATTCAAGTCCAAAAAGATCAATTGTTATTGTTAATGTTGTAAGAGGCAAATGCGAAACAGCAGAAGGAAGATTTTCTGACATCCAGTTGCCCGTTGATGATCGAAACTGGGGGTTAAGGATTACACCTGTTCCTGAATTAGTTAAAGGATTAAACAACACCAGTCCAGCTATAAACAAAGACCGTCAAGAAATTCCTAAACCAGATGGGTCTATGGTTACAATTGCAGATGTTGCTAAAAAAGAAATAGAAGAAGCTAAGACCAAAATGGAAGCAATGGAAACCGAGATTGACGATCAATTGACGGAATGTAATTTTAATGCAGAAAACAGAAAGTGTGTGCAAGATGCGGTAAGACGTGGAACAGGTATTTTAAAAGGGCCGCTGGTTGTTAAGCGACTACAAAAGGCATGGGCGGCTCAATCTGATGGAGAAAACACTGTTTATACTCTGAAAACTTCAGAACAATTCAAACCTGCATCTAAAAGAATTAATCCTTGGAATATTTTTCCTGATCCAAATTGTGAGGATATTAAACGGGCATCATATATTTGGGAAACTGACTTTATTTTACCACGGGAATTAAGAGATTTAATTGGGATAGAAGGATATTTTTCAGAACAGATTGAAAAAGTTTTAGATGAAGAACCTAAAAGGACAGTTGTTATACAATCTAAAGGGCATCTTGAAGTACAGTCTGACAGGATAAACAAGGGTGCAGCATATGAAAAGTGGGAGTATCATGGAGATGTAAATAGAGATGATTTAGAATCGTTGGGATGTAATTGTGATGAATTTAAAGGTACTTCTCTTTCGGCTTGCGTTGTGTTTGTAAACGATAGACCAATTAAAGTAATGTTAAATATACTTGATACTGGCGATCTTCCTTATGATTTTTTTCAATGGACAGACGTTGCTGGATCGTTATGGGGTATTGGTTTGCCACGTATGATGATTTGGCAACAGGCAATTATTACAGCAGCATGGCGGGCTATGATGGATAATGCAGGAGATTCATCAGGGGCTAATATTGTTTTAGGTTATGGGATTGAACCTGACGATGGTAAATGGGAGCTGACCGGCAAAAAGATTTGGCGAGCATTAGGGGAAATTGATGATGTCAGAACAGCTTTTGCACAATTTCAGGTAGAAAATAATCAAATCGAATTACAGAATATAATTAAATTAGCATTGCAATTCATTGATATGGAAACATCCTTACCTATGTTATTTCAAGGGGAAAAAGGTGAACTTCCTGAGACATTGGGTGCAACCAATATCATGGTAGATGCTAATAATATTGCGTTAAGAGGTCGTGTTAAGCGGTGGGATGACCAAATTACCAGGCCACACCTTACAAGATATTATCACTGGAATATGCAATACAATGAAAAGTCTGACATTAAGGGGGATTATAATGTAGATGCCAGAGGTACATCTGTTTTACTTGTTAAAGATCAGCAAGTAAAAATTTTAACTGAACTATTACCTGTTCGAAACGATCCTCAATTTAAAGCTATTATAAACTGGGAAAAAGCTATTAAACAAATGTTTACGGCTCAACGCTTAGATGTTTTGTATTCAGATGAGGAAATCAAGGCTAATCAACAAAAATCCGAAGAAGAGGCTCAGGTTGTAGATCCAGGATTACAAGGAGCATCGGACATTGCTACCATTCGGGCTGAAAGCGAAATGCAAATATTAGAAGCAAAGCAAGCACAAGAAAACGAAGCACTTAGGATGAAAGCCGAAATGGAAATAGCTGAAATACGGCACAAAGCTGAGCAGGCTGAAAAAGATAGGCAACATGAGATAGCATTAAAACAAATGGATTATCAAATGAAAATAATGGAGCTGTCTGAGAAAACCGGAATTAGTCTTGAGCAGATTAAATCTGATCTTGCAAGGGACGCCGCTAAACTAAATTTACAAGAAAGGTTATCATTAAACAAAGCAGGTGAAGCTATAAAGCCGCCTGTAGAACCAAAGGGAAGGGCGCCTGAAGGAGAGTCTTTTGTCAAATAATGATAAAGGTAATTAGTAAAAGCTGTGGTCACCAAATTGGATGGTATTTACGTAATACTCCAAGGACTCCAGATATAGCATTAAGCAAGGATTTTATGAGAATGGACGGAACCTTTCCGAATCTGAACGAATTTGGGAGAAAAAACATGAGTCTTAAATTTGAAAGGGGTTAAAAATATGGAAACAACAGATGCCGAAATAGAAAATAGAATAAGGCTAAACAAATTGTCTGGTAGGGATGCCCTGACTTTTACGACTAAAGTATTCAAAGATTATGACCCACATTCTTTTAAAAGTTTCTATAGGGACATTGAGTGTAGGATAAAAACACATCTTGAAAATAAAAGAGATAGTTTATGCTTTTGGCTAACTCGAAAAAAATGGAAAACGACATGGTTATCTAAAAAGCATTATTATATTTTATAAAAAAAAGGAGCTTATTGCAGAGCCTCCAGCCAGGGCAAAACCAGGACATGCTTTTGAAGACTAACCTTAATAATATAAAGAACCACCCAATGAAGTTAAGAGTGATGAAAAGACAGATAAAAGTACGTTGGTCATGTTCTACTCATTGTCACCATGAACACAGATGGAAGTGGATGGCATATTTGTGTGGTAGATTACAATATTATAGCATTAAACAAAGCAGGTGAAGCTATAAAGCCGCCTGTAGAACCTCCAGGAAGAGCACCAGAAGGGGAATCTTATGTTAAATAAGGATAGGCTGTTTAACATATTTAAAAAGAAAAAAGAAGCATCCATTGAAGTTAAAACACATGAATCTTATATGGGGGATGGTGTTTTAGACGCATACTCTGGTACGTGGATGTTTATAAAAAAATGGGCAACCGACGAATTGGACAGGGCCAGAATTTTCAATGATAAGAAATCACTTGACATTATACAAACAAGTCTGATACGTGGTAAAATACGTCTATTAAAAGATTTATTGGAGTTGCCGAAAAAACGATGACAGAGGCACAGGTAAGAGCGACCCAAAGGGAGATCGAGGAGATTTTAGAAAAACATGATATTCATTATACGACTGAGTTAGTTAGATCGCCTATTTTGAAATTTGTGAATATATTTATTTCAATTAAGGTTACTAAAGAATAATGACATATTTATTCACCATTATGTCAGTAGATAAAATAAAGGAAGAAAGGTAAAGCCCCAAATGGTGAGTCTTTTGTTAAGTAGAGTGACAAAATAATAAACATATGAGACGGTTAGCCAGGAGTGGCTATGTTAAAAGAAAGTATTCAAGAAAAAATAAACGAAATTGAAGGTTCTCTAAAAGATGCTAACGAAAGCCTTACATCCTTAAAGAAGGTATTGTTAGACGGCGAAAGACTTGCTATATATGAAGATATTAATATAGAATCCAAACCGATTGAGCCTATAGTATATACTAATGAATGGTTAGATAATATATGCACAATATTATATCAGTATTCTCGTAAAGTTAAATTATTTGGGAAAGATGTTGTGTTATATTGTAGTTGCCGGGGTTTTTCATGGTGTGAAAATAATTGGTCTTTTGGGATACACAAAGACCTTAAGGAAACTGATATATGGGTTCCTTTCGGCGAATGGAAAGGGCACAATCTATTAACCAGAGATGATCCTAAAACTCTTTTTTCTATAGCAGAAGAAAAGTTGTTAGAACACGCAATGCATCTTTCAAAACATATGAAGCATGGGACGTGTTATTAAAAGATAAAGGAGAATTTTATGCAAAATAATCGTACAATGTTTGTAGTCCCAGAAGCGTATAAAACATTGTGGCCGGAAATAATTAATTCTATGCCGAGTGAGACAAAGAGAAAGTTCGTGGAACATATTTTAAGTACAAAGGACGATTTAATTGAATTTAATCTTAATGCGTGTCCATTTAGTGTTGAAAAGGTAATAATAAAACAATATTTAGGATTGTAAGGAGAATCGAAAGAATGACGGATAAAGAATGGGAAACACGTTTTGTTGCGTTTGGATATATTCTTTTAAACGCATTAACTGTCATTGCCAGAAATGAAAAAAATGAAGACGCTGATTTTGCAAGAGAGCAATTAGATAAGTTTAACAACATGGTGAAAAAGATGTAATATAAACTAAAAACATAACCCAAATTAGACCTATTTAGGCTGTTGGATTGAAACATAAAGTTTCTTTTTAACAGCCTTTTTTTATTTTACGAGCTGGGTAACCACCTCAAGCAATCCGTCTGAAAGCCGGAGAGGGAGTATTAAATGACAGAAGAAGTAATAGAAGAATTGACCGAAGAACAACAAATAGAAGAGGCTAAGACTTTAAGAGCAGAAGACGCAGCCGCAATCTGGAATGAAGAAAGTCTTCCTGAAAAGGACGATGAAATTCCTCCTGAGCCTGAAACGGAACACAAGGAAGAACCAGATGCATGGGCAGGAGTAAATCCTGTTTTACGAGAGTCTTTTGATAAACTCTCTTCTCAACTAAACAGTCTGACCATGTTTGAAACAAGACTAAAGCAGGCTGAAAAAAGAGTTGGGTCAATTCAAAACGAATTGTTTGCTGCAAGGCAGAAGATTAAAAAGGTTGCCGAAGCACCAAGCGCAGAACAAATTGCAGAGGCCGCAAAAACAGAAGAAGAATGGAAAGGATTAAAAACCGATTTTCCAGAATGGGCAAGTGCTATTGAATCAAAACTTGAATCAAAGCTTTCCGAAACACGTGCAGAGCTTTCAAAAAAGATTCCTAATACCGAGCTACTGGAAAAGAAACTAAACGACGACATGGTTGAGATAACAACAAAGTTATCAGAAATGTCAACAGCAATTGAAAAAAATTCAGTCGGATCTAAGTACCCAGAATGGGAGTCCACTGTTGATAGTAAACCATATCAAGAATGGATTGCAAGTCAGCCAGATAACCTAAAGGCTTTAACAAATAGTCCTTTGGCGAAAGATGCTATCACTGTTTTGGATAAGTTTTATGAATCACAAAAAGCAACAAAAACTCTGGCGGAAATTACTGCTGAACGACAGAAGCGACTGAAAAATTCAGAAACGGTTGTTGGACGAGAAAGGAAAATTCCAAAATCGGAATTAGACATGACCGATGCGGAGTTAAGAAAATCTGAAGCAAAAAAAATTTGGGCCAGTCCCTAAAGGAGATAAATTATGGCAACACAACTTTACGGTACCGTCGCAAGTCGAAATTTGATTAGGGCGGAACTAAAAATGTTAAAACATGTAGAATCAATCCAAGTGCTTGGAACATTTGGAGATCAAAAGGTTCAGCCTCTTAACAAAACCGATACTGTGGTTTTTAGGAGACTAAAACCGTTTAATGCAACCGCAGTAGAAACACCAAACATCACAGCAGCAAATTTTGTAACCGCAGAAGGAACAAATCCTACTGCGAATACAATTAGTTATACTGATGTAACTTCGACCCTGAATCAGTATGCTGTTCTGTTTAAATTTTCATCTAAAGCACAACTCATGTACGAAGAAGATATCCCAGACGATATGGCAAAGCTTACAGGGGAAACCCTGGCGGAAGTTGCAGAGCTTGTTTGTTATGGTCAGGTTAAAGCTGGTTCAAGTGTAATTTACGCTAATGGTTCCACAAGAGCTGGTCTTAATAGCACGATTTCTCTAAACAAATTGAGACAGGCTGCAAGAACTATGGAAACCAACAGAGCCAGAAAAGTTACCACAGCTATTAAGCCCGGCCCTGATTTTGGAACCAGTTCTGTTGAATCTTCCTATATTGTTTTTATGCACACAGACTGTAGTGCAGATGTAAGAAATATTGCAGGCTTTACCAAGAGGGTTGATTATGGTTCTGCAATTAAACCGGTACACGAGAGAGAAATTGGAGCAGTTGAAGAGTTTCGTTTTGTGACTTCTCCATTGCTTGCTCCTTGGCTTGCTGCTGGTTTGGCAATAGGTACAGATGGAATGTTGTCAGCAGGTACTACCAGGAACGATGTTTATCCGCTGCTGGTTATGGCCGAAAGCGCCTGGGGTCATTTAGCACTTAAAGGACATGGTTATTCAGGCATTTCACCAACCATTATATCTGCGTCAACCAAGAACCATGCTAATCCATCGGGTATGTTTGGTTATGTTGGAGCTGATTTCTGGTACGCATCTATTCGGTTGAACGAAAATTGGATGACCAGGATTGAGACGTGCGTTACAGATTTGGCATAAATGGGTAGAATATTAAAGAAAATAACTGACAAAGCCAAGCGAGCCAAGAAAGCAAAAAGGCTCGCAAGGTTAAACAAGATTTGCCCGGAACCTAAAGGAGGAACCACATGAGCAAAATTCAGAGTTATATAAATTATATAGCAGATCCCAGAGCACGAAGGTCAGTGCGATCTGTTTTTACAAAGTTTTTGAATGATGATAATCCGACTACATTCAAAGCTATTGTTTTTGGTGCAGCAACAACCCCGATTTCTATAGCAGGGGCGTTCACCACAGGCATAAGCATATCAGGAGATGGCACGACAGCTATTGACATTACAAGTGGATTTAGCGGTACTACTGGTATTAACTGGGAAGGTACGGCAGCAAACGGTATCGCATTAACCGGAGCATGTTCAAATGCTGCCATTAAAATTGATGGAGCCGAGGCGGTTGGACTTCTAATATCTGCTTCGACCCCTGTAGATGGTATTCTGATTTCAGCAGCTTGCGCTGACGGTATCCAGTTATCAGGGGCAAATACAGCCAATGCCATTAATGTTTCAGGTGCAAGTACGCTTAATGCTATAACCATAAGTGGGACATCTGGCGATACCGGAATTGAAATTAGCGGTACAGCAACAAACTTTGCCATTGATATTTCCGGGGTACAGACAGCAGTTGGAATGTCAATCTCCGGAACCTGTGTGGACGGTATATTAATTTCCAGTGTTTGTACTGACGCAATTCAAGTCAGCGGTGCTTCAGGTGCATACCATGTAAACCTAAGTGGCAACGCAGTAACGGCTCATATGATCCTCGGCGGTACGATAGTCACAGGTATAAGTATAGGGTCGAATACCACTAATGGAATCCACCTCACAGGCACAAATACTGCTGCTGGAATCACAGTAACAGGAACCTGCGGAACTTATGGATTAAACCTTGCAGCAGCTTGCACCACAGCCGGTATTAATATCGGTGGAGTTTGTGCAGACGGTATCTTGATAGCTGGAGCTTGCACAGATGGTATTCAGGTAAGTGGAGCTTCTGGAGCCTACCACGTTAATCTAAGCGGTAATGCAGTAACAGCCCACATGGTTCTTAGCGGAACAATCGTTACAGGTATCAGTATTGGTGCAAATACAACTAACGGTATTCATCTTACCGGAGCACAAACGGCAGCAGGTATCACAATTACAAGCACATGTGGAACTTATGGCCTTAATATAGCCGCAGCCTGTACAACTGCTGGGATAGCTCTTGGTGGTGCAAGCGCAAATGGCATTGCTATAACAGGTGCTTGTGTAACTGCTGGAATAAATATAACTGGTGCAGAAGCGATTGGAATGCTCATTGCCACCTCAACACCAACAATAGGAGTCTCAATTACAGCCGCATGTGAAACCGCTGGAATTAGCATTTCAGGCGATCAGGTTCTTGGAACCTTGTTCCACGCTACAGCGGCAGCCACGGCAGCCCATAGTGTAACAATACCCACTGGCATTACTTTAGACGCAGGTCTTGATATTAATGCCACAAGTACAGGGATAGTTACTTCCGGCCTAACAATGCAAGGCACCGGTACATTTACCACTGGCATAACCTTGAGTGCTACTTCTATAGTAACCGGCATTGCGATTTCGGCTGCCAACACACATGGCATTTACATTACTGGAGCATCTTCAACTGCTGGACTTGGGATTACCCAGACATTGGCGGCAAATGATGACCATGCTATTGAGGTTATCACGACTACTGCTGCGACTGGCGGTTCGGTCAGACCGATTCATATGGTTAGCACTATGACTGGAGCCGGTGGTGTAGGGGGCAGGGCAGAATTTCAGACGACTATCAGTGCGGCACTTGGTGGATGGGCTAATGCTCTAAAGGGATATACAGTAATTTCAGATACTACAGGTTCGGTTAGTGGTCTTGGTTCGGCAGTAGTTAGTGAATTACTGCTTCCTGGCAATGCGTTATCAACAGGTACTTATGCAGTACATGAAATTGAGTTGGTAACACAGGTGAGCGGAAGTTATACAAGTCCTGTGTCTTTTATCTGGTGTCAGGTCAGTGGAGACGGAACTGCTACAGCGACTTTTGAGGACACTGGTTACCTTATGACAGTCAAGGGGTTGAACGAAGGTACAGGCAATATATACTCAGCAGGTGCAGATGTGGCAGCGGCAGCAACATTAAGGATTTTGGTTGGAGATACACCGTATTATATTTTGTTAGGTGCTGGTGAATCTACCTAAATTAATTAACCTCACGGGATAGAGTCCATGGCTCGAAAAGCTGCTTCCTGGGCAGTTTCCCGTGATAACTTCCAGGAAATATGACAGGAGATATTATGAAATTAAATGTATTAGAAAGATTAATGTTACTTAACATGCTTCCGGCTGAGGGGTCTTACACAAATCTTAAACTTCTCAGGGTAGCGAAAGAAAGACTATCGTTTACCGAGGAAGAGAACAGGGATCTTAATTTTACACAAGAAGCCGATCGGTTAAGATGGAACGATTATACAGTAATGAATAAAGCTACTGGTGAACAAGCCGAGGGTGATCCAGAAATAGTTAAAGAAATGGCAAACAAAAACCCAGAAGCTTTTGAAATAGTTCCTATCGTTGGCGAAAAAGAAATTGAGATAGGTGAGATTGTAACACAGATAATCATTAAGGCTTTGAAAAAACTTAATGACGAAGAAAAACTCAAGGCAGAACATTTTTCGTTATATGAAAAATTTATAAATTAATAAAGGAGAAAATGTCATGACAATAAATTTGAATGAACTTAGTAGAGGTGGAACTTTTTGTTTGTCAAAGGCTACCCTTGCGATTGGTGGTACTGATAAAGCAACACTGTCAATAACTGCGCCTAATGGGGCTGGTGTGGACTATGCTATAAACGGTGTTATGTACCACGAAGCCGATGCTGCCGACGCTCTTGCTCTTACAGCAGCTACAACACAGGCAGTCTTAACCTCATGTATTTATCTTGTGTGTCTGGATTCATCTCACACAATAAGTACAGTCAAGGGTACTGAAAGGCTTACCACAGACCTTGCATCAGGAAAGTACGTACTGGATTTTCCAGCACCTACGGTGGACACCTGTTGTATTGGGTATATTAAGGTAGTTTTGGCGAATGCAGCTACTTTTACAGCCGGAACAACCGAGCTTAATGCAACCGATGTAACAGCGACTTATGTTGATTTGATGAGTGTCCCTGTCAGCCCTTTGACATCTTAAATTAAACACACGGGAGGGGGCGTAACACCCTCTCCCAAACAAAAGGAGTATTTATGTCCAGAACAACCGATATAGTAAACGAGAACCTTCCAAAGGGTAAATCAATTCCTTTATCTGAGATCGGTGAAACTGAACCGATTGAAAAAGTCGCTGAGGATAACTTTGTAAAAGCCGCAGAATTAGAAGCTTTTATGAATGATAGTTTAACAATAGTGGTACATCCTACCACAGAAGATGGTTCATTAGATGTTCTTACACCAACGGTGAACGGTCTAAATCAGCCAATAATTCGAGGCGTTCAATCTAAAATAAAACGAAAATATATCGAAGCATTAGCAAGATGTAGAACGACTAAGTATGTTCAGCAGGTTATGGACCCATCACGACCAGAAAATATCCAAATGACTGAGCGCACCGCTATTACTTATCCTTTTAGCGTAATACATGACCCAAGCCCTGTTGGGAGACAATGGCTTGAATCAATTTTAGCATCGGGGTAAAACAATGACATTTTTACAATTATGTCAGAGGCTACGTCAAGAGACAGGCATATCTGGGGTTGGGCCGAGTGCTGTAACTGGTCAAGTTGGCGAATTAAAAAAGATAGTTGACTGGACACTTTCAGCCTATGAGGATATCCAGAATCTTCATGCTTCTTGGAAGTTTTTACAAACCAGTTTTACATTCCCTACCATAGCAGCCACTCAAAATTATACCCCAGAAGCGGTTTCTCTATCAGACTTAGCTACATGGAAAACAAGTGAAGAGACAGATTTAACAATATATTCATCAACGTCTGATGAGCAGTATCTATTATATGTTCCGTGGAACAATTTTAAGAGTGTGTATATGTTTGGTTCCAACCGGATTCAAACACTTCGTCCAACAATTGCTACAATAAAACCCGACAATTCAATGTCATTATGGGCTATCCCAAACGATGTTTATACAGTAACAGGCGAATATTATAAAAAAGCACAAACAATGACATTAACTACAGATGAACCATTAATTCCATCCCAGTATCATTTAATTATAGTTTGGCGTGCTCTAATGTATTATGGAGCTTTTGTAGCGGCAGATGAAAAATATTCTCATGGTCAAAACGAATACATGAGAATATTAAAAAGACTGGAATTTTCTCAATTGCCTCGAATTGGATGGGGAGAACCACTGGTTTGAAAATATCGAGTGTTAAAACTACCACAGAATATACTTCTTTTTCTGGTGGCTTAAACCTGGAAACTCCAGCCATGTCAATCAAGCCTGGCAATTTGATTTCTTGTTTAAACTATGAGGCTGAAGTAGCGGGTGGTTATAGAAGACTTGACGGTTATGAAATATACGATGGTCAAGCAGCTCCTTCTGACGCAACATATCTTTATTGTGAAGTTACTTTAACTGATACTGTTACTGTTGGGGATACAATTACTGAAACAGCAAGTGGCGCAACTGGTATAGTTATTATTAACAGCACAACGTCTCTATGTATTACAAAAACAACTGGAACATTTACGGCTACCGGAACATTTACAGTTGGAGGAGTTGCCAAAGGATCTATAACAGCAGTTCCTGTAGATAAAGGTGAAGCTACAGGACTTGGGAATGCAACTGCACTGGCAGCAGCAGCAGATGTTTATCGAGATGATATAGCAGCCCCAACAGGGAGTGGAGCTATTAGGGGGATAGGATTATTAAAAGGTGTTGTTTATTGTTTTAGAGACAATGCCGGTGGAACGGCAGGCTTAATATATAAAGCCACTACTTCTGGATGGACAGCTATTACTTTATATTATGAATTAAGTTTTGATACAGGGATTAGTATTATAAATGATGGGGATACTGTCACACAGCTTGTTAGTGGTGCTACAGGTCTTGTAAAACGGACAGTGCTTGAATCTGGAACGTGGGCAGGCACGGCGGCAGGCAGGCTTATACTTGGATCAATAACAGGCACCTTTGATGCTACGAATGATTTACAGGTAACAGGAGCTACAAAAGCCACATCAACAAGCCTTGCTACGCAAATAACCTTATTGCCTGGTGGTAGATATGAAACAGTTGAATATAATTTTTTTGGCAGTACTGACACTAAAAGGATGTATGGTTGTGATGGTGTAAATAGAGGATTTGAGTTTGATGGCAGTGTATATGTTCCAATTGTAACAGGAATGACCACAGATACGCCTGAGCATGTAATAGCACATAAAAAACATTTATTTTTTTCATTTAAAGGTTCGTCTCAAAATTCAGGCATAGGCACACCTTATGTATGGACGGCATTGACAGGTGCAACAGAGATAGGTCTTGGTGATGATGTGGTTGGATATTCAATTCAGGCAGGTGATGCCTTAGCAATTTTTACACGAAACTCGACTTCGCAACTAACAGGATCGTCATCCGCAGATTTTGTTTTAGGCAGTCTTTCTCCTGATACTGGTGCTATTCCCAGAACTATACAAACCATAGGTGAGGTGTATTGTCTTGATGATCGAGGAATAATTAACATTACATCGTCAGACAAGTATGGGAACTTTGCCCATAGCACTGTTAGTAATAAAGTACAATCAATAATAGATTTAATGAGAGCGGTTGCTGTAGCGTCAGTTACATATAAAAGTCGTAATCAATATCGTTTATATGGGAGTGATGGAACTGGCATTTGTATGACAGTTAGCAAAGGCGATGAATATGCAAGTCATTCTTTTCTTAAATTCAAATATCCAGTAAACGTAGCATGCGCTATTTCAGGTGAAGATCCTAATGGTAAAGATGTAATTTTTTTTGGCGCAACTAATGGCAATGTTTATCAGGCAGATAAAGGAAGTAGCTTTGATGGTGAAGAAATTGAAGCAACCTTACGATTTCCTTTTAATAATTCAAAATCACCAAGAACGATAAAAACATATAGAAGAGCTGTTATTGAAATGGTAGCAACATCTTATTCTGTTGTAAGATTTCATGTTAATTTTTCTTATGGAGATCCAGACATTGCTCGCCATTTAATAGCTCTACATGAAACACAAGGCGCAGGTGGGTATTGGGATACAGATAACTGGGAATCATTTTATTACGATTCTTTTGTAGTATCACGCCCGTCCTTTTCAATAAACGGGGATGGTACGAACATAGGGCTTGTAGCTTATTCTAAATCTGCCATAGACTTAGGACATAAAATAGACGGAGTTGTTATTCATTATACGCTTCGTAGAGATGTGAGGTAATATGTCAACATATAATTCACCAACAGATATAGTTGCTGCAACACTGGCAAAATCAGCCGATATTAATAATTTAGATGCAGCAATAGAGGAAGCATTTGCTGTTCTTCCTGATGAAACTGAATTAAAAAGAGGTACGGTCTCATATGCAGTTGATACAGGAGCAGTCGATGCTTATTTAGTTGATTTACCATATACACCATCGGGTTATGTAGATGGACTTTATGTAGCATTTAGACCTATAAATACAAATACTGGGCCAGTAACTATAAACGTTAATTCACTTGGTGTTAAGTCAATAAAAATACCTAACGGCAGTGAATTAGGGGCTGGCGATATTATTGCAGATGCCCCGATTGGAATACGATATAGTTCTTCAACCGGCTTTTTCTATCTATTAAGTTCGTTTTCAGCATATATAGCAGCGGTTGCTGCTTCTACTGGGAGTGGTTGTTGGGTAAGTTTAAATGACACAACATCCGGCTTTTTAAACGGAAAACTTGTAGCTGGTGAAGGCATTGATTTTACAGAAAATAATGACGGTGGTAATGAGAGTTTAACCATAGCTGGTGAAGATGCTTCTACAACCAACAAAGGTATTTGTAAATTCACAGAAGGTGAAGGGATTGATATAACAGCCGCATCTGGAGAAATAACTATAACTGGTGAAGATGCAACCATAACAAATAAAGGAATAGCTTCATTCCCGACAGCTCAGTTTACGGTAACTGCCGGAGCGGTTGCCATTAATGATGCCTCAGATTCCGTCAAAGGAGCAGCTTCGTTTGATTCGAGCCAATTTGATGTAACGGCTGGCGTTGTTTCTGCCAAAAGTTTAGAATTTGTAACATTTGCATCTCAAATAATGTAAGGAGAATATTATGGCTATCGTAGTAACATATAAACTATTAGCATCAGCAAGACCGGCGAATACGGCTGAAGCAGCTTTATTGCTGGTAGGAGCTGGAACAGAAATCAACGGTGTCTTACGAATATGTAACCAAGATACATCCGCAAGAACATACCAACTTGCTCATTGTGCTGCAACCGGCGTTGCTACTGGTGAAGATTGGCTTGCGTATGATAAGCAAATATCAGCAAGTGAAACGCATGAATATTCCATACACGCCAATGCAGCAGAAGAAATCAGGATACAGGCAAGCACGGCAGATAAACTATCTTTTCATCTTAGCGGTATGGAAAAAGTGACAACATAAAGGAAATGATATGATACCTCAAATAAACGCAAAATCAAAATGTGAAGCTTTTACTTCTACTGGCACATGGACAAGACCATCAAATATTACTGGAATTTATGTTTTATTAATTGGTGGCGGTGGCGGTGGCGGTGGAGCTACTATTGGTGCTGCTGGTGGTGCTGGTGGTGGTGGTGGTGGACAAGTACGATATGAATTTGTGCCGGTTTCTGCGAATGTTTCTGTTACAATTGGAGCTGGTGGAGCTGGTGGAGCAGCTGGAGACAATGACGGGGTTGCTGGAAGTAATTCCACTTTTGGAAGCCTATTAACAGCCTTGGGGGGCGCCTTAGGCTCTAAAGGATCTATTAATACAGGCGGTACAGGAGGTGGTGGTGGAGGTGGTGCTGGCGGGGCAAAAGGCGTAGCGGGCAGTGTTGGAACTGGTAGCATTGGCGGTGCTGGAGGTGGTGGTGGCGGTGGTGGCAACGAAACGGCTGCAAGTGGTGCTGGTGGGGCATGTCCTGGATACGGCAAAGGAGGTATAGGTGTTACAGGCGCTGCTGATTATGGTGGCGGTGGTGGCGGTAGTTATGGCGCTGGTGGCGCTGGTGGCAGCGCTTCTGCTGGAACGGCGGCTGCAGCAAATACAGGCGCTGGTGGCGGCGGCGGTGGAAGCAATGCCGGTTCAGTTGCTGGTGGTGCTGGTGGATCTGGATATTGTAAAGTATTTTGGATTGAATAAAAGGATAAAGCATGGCTACTAAATACGAATTATTAGAAGAAGAATCTGTTGAAGGTAGAATGAAAGGACTGCTTGGTTCCTCAAGTCCTTATCTTGAAGCAGCAAGAAGTAGAGGTAAACAGGTAGCCGCTGAAAGAGGACTTCTTAATACGTCAATAGCTGCCGGAGCAAGTGAGGCAGCAGCTATTGAATCTGCTCTACCTATAGCTCAACAAGATGCAGGATATTTACAGGAAAGAGGTCTTGCTACACAGGCTGGTGATATTCAAACAGGACACTATCTAACTCAAGGCGACATTAGCAGTAGGCTTATGGGAGAAGAATATGGGTATATGGGCACAGCCTCTGAACAGGAAGCAGAGCAAGCCAGAAGATTATCAGCCCAGGAATTTGAACAAACAGGCGGATTATTAGGTACAGAATATGGATTAAAAGGAGTTTTATCAGCCCAGGAAGCCGCACAAACAGGAGCCCTATTAGGAACAGAATACGGATTAAAAGGCAAGCTTTTAGGCACAGAATATGGGTATATGGGAGGACTCTCAGCGCAGGAAGCAAAACAAGCTGGAAAACTTTCAGCTCAAGAGGCGGGGCAATCAAGTAAACTTTTAGGAGAAGAATATGGGTATATGGGTGGACTTTCAGCACAGGAGGCAGGACAAACTTCGTTACTTTCAGTCCAAGAAGCAGAGCAAGCGTTAGTGCTCCAAGGTTTAATAGAAGATTCAAAGATGGAAATAGCTCAACTTGAATATGATGCGATTATGGCAGAGCTTGATAGTGATGAAGCAACAGCACTTGCAGCGGCAGTTACCGAATTAAGTGTAGCGTATCAGAATAATATGGCGGATATCATGGCAGACCCAACTATGACTTCATCTGAAATGGACGCTGCTTTAGCAGATTTGCAAGACCAATATTATGCTGACTTAGAACTAATATACGCAATATATGGTTATGACTCAGATTTTGAAGACGGAGGTGGAGGTGGAGGTGGAGGTGGGGATGAAGATTTTGACTCCAGATCAGAATGTGAGGCATATTATAAGCCAATAATGGATGCCGCTTTGAAAGCTTTGGAAGCATGTTTTGCGGCTGGCGAATTCGTAGCAGTCAATTGTGATGCGGCGCAGAAAGCATATGATGATGCTGTTGCGGATTATCATGCTTGTTCGCATTTGTCTTAATCTTTGCCTTCATCTTCAGGGGTGTCATAATGCTTGTTAAAGACAAAGAAGCAATCGCTAAGGTTTTCAATCATCCAGCAGTATATAACTGGATAACTGATGATTGTTCACCTGAAATATATGAGCCAGACATGGATGCAAAGTTTATTTACTTAATGGACGATACTAAAAATGGTGTTGTCCGGCTTGACCCGATTAATAGTATTTGTTGCCAAGCGCACATAGCACTTACACCAAAATTATGGGGCAGTGGGTGTGAGTTTGTAAGGGATGTAATCGCATGGGGGGTAAAAAACACACTGTATATGAAAGTAATAGTAATGATTCCTGCATTTAACAAATTAACAATTAGATTGGTAGAAAAAATTGGGTTTAGTCGTGAAGGGGTTATTAAAAAATCCTTTTTAAAAAATTGGAAGTTGTATGACCAAGAATTATGGGGATTAACGAAAACTGACTTTATTAAGGAGGGATTAAAATGCCAGGAGCAATAGTAGCGGCAGTTGTATGGGTAGCGACATCTGCGGCAGTACAAGCAGTTGCAACAGCAGTTGTATATGGCGCTGTTTATGGTGCGGTAATAGGGGCAGCGACTGCTGTGGTTGCTGGCGGTGATATTGTTGAAGGAGCTTTATATGGAGCAGCGATTGGAGGTCTAACAGCAGGAGTGCTTGAAGGTGCAAGTGTGTTTGCCGGAGCGCCAGGTGCTGGAGCAGGTGGTAGTGTATCTGGAGGCGGAGGCACAGCAGGTATTGACTATGCAGTAGATTATTCTACCGCTGGCGGTGGATCAATGGCTCCTCCTACTACTTTAGCTAATGCTCCAGCTTCTACTGTTGGCATGGGTGGTGCTGCTGTTCCTCCTGCGCCAGTAGAAGCTGTTACGCCAGGGATATCAAACCAATCAGCACAAATTTATGCGGGATTAGGGACAGGATTGGCAACTGCTGCTGGAGCGGTTTATGCTCAAAAAATGGAAATCGATGCTGAAAAAGATTTGCTTAAAGAAAAAGCCAAATTAGAAGAAGAAAGCAGGGCTAAATATGGCTATAAGGGTGGCTATACCGTGCGTGATGTCTCATACACTAAACCTCAAGCTCAAGCTGCTCAGCCTAAAGCTCAACCGAAGTGGGCATCAGCTTCCATTGGAATGCCTAACTGGTGGGCAAGACATATAAATCTTTCAAATCGCTATGCTGCTAAAAATACTGGCTTATTAGCTGGAGGAAACACACAATGGACAACGTAGGATTATTATCAAAAGGTAATACTGGATCAGTGGATCCAGCTATTCAAGAGCAATTTGATATGTTTATGAGTAGTGGAATTTCTATCATACATGATAAAAAGGTATCAGATAGCTTAATAAAACAACTTAGAATCAGCAAAGAACCTGTTGATTCAATAGCTCAAATACTCTTGGGTGTAATTCGGCGTATTGAGAACAGCGCTGAAAGTAATGGGATAAAAATAGATACGTCAGTAAAAGTATCTGGTGCAAATCAATTATTGGGAGAAATTATAAATTTAGCTGAAACTGTTGGTATGCCCCCCCTTACCGATGAGCAGAAATATCAGGCATTCTCATTAGCTATAAGTTTATATATTAACGAGGCAATTAAGTCTGGGAAAATGACAAAAGAACAGCTTATGCAAATGGCTGAAGAGGCAAAGCAAACACCAGAAGGTCAAAAGATTACACAGCAAATGCAGCAAGGTGGTCAACCACAACAGGCAGTACCCCCACAGGCTACGAGACCTCCAATGCCACAGCCATCAGCACAACGCCCTCCACGTCAACCAGTACAGCAGCCAGCAATGCAACGTCAACCAGTAGCACAACAACCTGTTGGGCCACAAATTAGGAGGGGATAACATGGCTGAAAATGAGCTTATGCGAATATTAAGTGGAGGTATGGCTGGAGCTTTTAAAGCTTGGGGAGGAGCTGCTACTGAAAGAATAAAAGAGGAATCTATTAGAAAAAGAGAAGAAAATCTTAGTCGATTAAGAAAAGTAGAATCTACAGAGGAGTTTGGCAGAGAACAAGAAGCTTTTAAAACACAACGAGGTTTGGAATCAGCCGAAGAAGAAACAAAATACAAGCAAAGATCAGCCGAAGAAGAAAAACGATACAAACAAAGATTAGGAGAAGAAGAAAAACAATATCAGCGCAAAACAGGAGAAGAAGAAAAAACCTATAATCGTAGAGAAAAAGGAAAAACAAGTGATCTTGAGAAAAAATATAACTTTCTTGTTAATGTGTTTGGTGAAGAAGAAGCAAAAAAACTAATTCTATCTTCAGAAAAAAAAGATGATACAGGACAAGCCTCTAAGCTAAAACTTGATGCTTTAACTAAAGCATATGATATGAAAAATGAAGGGGCATCAGATGAGGAAATTAATGCCATTTTAGATACCGCTGGGATAGACTCTTGGGTCAGGCAAAAAACTGGCAAGATATTAAAAGAAGGTGGCTTTTTAGGAATAGGTGCAACAAAGACTGAAGAAATAACCTTTGGGCCACGTAAGGGTTTACTTGGAGGTGTGCCATCAAAAGCGGGTGATGTTACTATACCGAAAGAACCGCAGGCTGCTGGTAGCGATATTACAGCTCTATTTAGTGAAGCAGATCAGAGACTTATAAAAGAACAACCAGGGTTACTATCAAAAACTACCAAAACACCAAGCAAGGAAAATCTTACTGGTATTTTAAATAAGCCAAAAGAATACCAAACAGGAGCATATGAACCATATTCGATAGCTCCAGGCGAAACACCTTCAATTAAAGAAAAAGTTCAGGGTTGGGCATCTCAGACGCAATCTGAATCAGGCGGTAAATTTGGAGAAGGCGTCCTTGAAACTGCTATAAGACAGGCTGGTTTTGGCAAAAATTTGTCTGAGATAAAAGACATGGCTGACAATCTCAGGAAACAATTTCCTAAAATGACGGACGAACAACTTGCAGAAATAGTTAAAAATGCAAAGGAATAACCATTGATTTTTTCTTTTATAGATGACCCAAGATGGTCAACCTTTAATGAAGATAAAAAACAAGTTGTTTTGGATCTTGTGTTTGAGCGAGAAGTCATGTCTAATCCTCAATTTCCAACATTTTCTCCAGAAAAACAAGCTATAGTAAAAGATCTTTTTTATGAGAAAGCTAATGAGCATGAGTCTTCTATCCCAGTAGAAGAAAGAACTTTTGGTGGTGTTGCTAAAGATATAACTATATCTGGAGCTAAAGGCTTTGTCAATCTTGGTGCAGCAACTATCGGATTGCTTAATATCCCAACTGCAGGACGAGTTGGTAGGGGTATGGAAGAATATCTTGGTTACGATCTAAAGGCGACTAAAAAATATTTAGATCAATTTTATTCACCAAAACAAAAACTTGCATTCAAAAAAGTAGAAAAAGCAAAAGGGTTTGTCAATACTATTAAGACAATGATCCAGAATCCAAGCACAATAGGTCATTCTGTAATAGAATCTTTTCCTTCAATGTTTGGCGGAGCTGCTACAGCAAGAGGGTTATTGACAATTGGTGTTTTAAAATCACCATTATTGGCAGGTGCTGTTGGTGAAGGTATTATAAGTGCCGGTTCTTCGGCAGAAGAAATGAGGCAGCAAACGGAGGATGGTGTTTTAACAGCCAAACAATCTGCAATAGCACCTATTTCTGGAGTTGGGACAGCATTATTTGCAGTAGTAGGAGGCCGTGTTGCTAAAAAGTTTGGCATTATAGATGTTGATACTTTTTTGGCAGGTGGCATGGGTAATGTAACTGCAACTGGTGTTACAAAAAGAATTATAGGTGGTGGTATTTCAGAAGGTATTTTTGAAGAACTTCCACAATCAATACAAGAAAAAGTATGGCTTAATGCAGCTACAGATAAACCACTTTTAGAAGGAGTTGGCGAGGAAGGAGCAACTGGACTTTTAACAGGTGCTGCAATGGGGGCTGGGTTTAATGTTTTTACAGGCAAATCAATCCCATCGGAAGAACAATTAAAAGTAGTAGAAAAAGTCCAAGAAGAAACTAATATAGAAAACATAACTAAAGCTACAACAGTTGATGATGCAATAGGTGCTTTTGAAAAAGCTACAGCACCAAAATTTACAAGTCCTGTTGATATAGAAGCAAAGTTACGCCAAAAACAAGCTATATTCGAGCCGGTTAAAACAATTGAAGAAAAGCCAACTGGTATTCCATTTATAATGACAAATCAGGTTCAGGCAGACTTAGGAACCCTTGGTTATACAAAAGAAGATATTTATAGAATGCCGCCTAAAATAGCTCGTGATATTATAACGAATAGAGTAGTTAAACCAGCTATAGAGCCAATGCAAACCGAAGCAGATTTGGGCGAACTTGGATATACCCCTGAAGATATAAACAAGATGAAGCCGGAAGAAGCACAGGAGATTGTTAAAGGTAAGGTTGTTAAGGAAGTTGCGCCTGAGAAAGCGGTGAAAGAACCTGAATATATTACTCCAGAAGAAGCATTAGCATCTAAACAAATAACTAAAAAACAATACGAGAAAATCAAATATGGTGGGTTGACACAGAAGCAACACGAACAAATGACAAGCAT